ATGCAAGAAATCTTCTCCCCTGAGGTTGCAGTGGATGTGCTTTTGTACGTATCCAAGCGCCTTCAAAACCCCACCATCCACGAGGTCCTGAAAATTCAGTACTTCGCGGATAAGCTCCATCTCTCGCGGCATGGTTTCATGCCTAGTGGCGATAGCTACGTGGCAATGGAGTTTGGTCCTGTAGGTACCAAAACTTATGATTTAATCAAGGCTGCGCGAGGAGATCGTAACCGCTACATTCCTGATTCCTTCGTAGCTGCTACGAAAGGTAATCTGGAGGTCAAGGGCTCCGATGTGGTAGCAATCGGTGAGCCTGACCTAACGATGCTCTCTGAGTCCCAGATCGAGTGCCTTGATGATGCGATAGCCGAATACGGCGGTATCGACTTCGAGAAACGCACCGCGATCAGCCATGACGAGGCATGGGAAAAGGGCTCGACACGGGCAGGAAAGCAGATGTTGACTATGGATATCATCGGCACTCTTGAGAATGCTGAAGAAGTAAGAGAACACCTGAGCTCATAGGAAGCAGGATGCCTCTAGGAAATTTTTTCCCTGCGGACTTCGCACGGATGCAGATAGAACGTCAGTTGCAACCCGGAATGGTCGTCAAATTCATGGCGGTCATGGATGATCGAGTACTCCAAGAAAAGCGCTTCGTAATTCTTAGCGTCACAGACCAAGCATTCACGTGCGTCATCAACAGTGAGATCTCGGATTTTATCAAATACCGACCACATCTAGCTGCATGCCAGGTTTCGATGGACCAAGCCAGCAATCCATTCATGAGCTGGAACTCACACATAGATTGCAGCCGAATCAGAAAATACTCGAAGGATGAGGTCCTGCGGCAGCTGTGTAGCCAACCTGACTGGGTGCTAGGAATGGTCAGCAAACCAGTGTTGAGTGAAATCGTGGATGCCATCAGCAGATCTAAGACGATTCCGAAGGCGCTGGCCACCCAGTGCTGCGCTCCAATTCAGCAAATTCTCACACCCAACGATCTGGTAGATGACAGGCCTGCATCTGCGGTCGATGCTTGAGCCACCCTCACGTAAAAACCTTTACTAGCTCTGGCAGAATCATTTTTGTATCTCATTCGCCGCAGGCTCTCGGCCAACAGGGCGCATTTCTGCACTCAAAGCCTCCAGTTCAGTGGAGTGGAGGCAGGTCTTTGCCTCGGGCGCTGGCAATGACACGAAGCTGGTAATCGGACACGGCTTGGCCCAAAGACTCGGAATGGAGCCGCAGACGCTCTACCTCCTCGGGCGGCGCGCCATAGTCTCTGGCTTCCCAGTACCGTTTGAGAGCTTCCATCGACTGCTCAATCAGTGGCTCGCCTGCCTCAACGGCAGCGGCAAATTCATCTTTGTCCATCGGGAATACCCTTATTTGGTCAGGGCATTATAGGACGCCTCGCACAGCTGTCCTGCTATTCGGGCTTGGTCATAAGCCTTCGCCAGTTCTCCCGCTCGAGCATCAGCCCGTGCGAGCAGGTCGGAGAGCACCATGGCGGCGCGGGTGGCTGCCTGGCCTCGGGCGACAGCGGCGGTATCCGTGCCGGGGCAACTGACGGCGGCAGCAAGCTTGACGCCTGCGTTGCGCAGCCGCTGGCCAGCAGCATCGGCGCCAGCAGCGTCAGCATTAGCCACCTGATGTTGTTCGTATGCATGGGCTCTCGCCTCCTCCTGCGCCTGGGCGCGTTGATGTTCCTGCTGACGGGCGCCACGCTCACCGAGCACCTCGGCAAGACGGTCGCCGCTATCGCGCTTGGCCGACACTTGGCCAGCCTGCGCCTGCTCTACACTCCGACCGTGCTCGTAGGCGCCCCAGTGGCTGACCACCAGGACCAAGCCAGCTGCTAAGCCGACCCAGGGGCTCATGCCAGGGCCCGCCTGACACCCTCATCGATCAGCGCCGACGGATACGGATTGGTGCCGTTCTCGTGCACGATGATGCCGACCACCAGTTCGCGCAGGATCTGCGGCTTGGAGATGTCGATCGAGTCGCGCACGCTGACGCCCAGGCGCTTGGCGATGGCTTGGGCATAGGCATTGGTGTCGTTCTCGCTCGCCGGCGCCCACCGGTTGATGAACTCCAGCGGGGTGTCGATACCAGGCTGGCCAACGCCGGGCATCCCATCCTTGCCCCGGTAGTTGAGCAGCAGCTTGCCCAGGGCGCGAATGCCGTTCTCAGGATGGTCAAATCGAGCGAAGCGCGGCTTGGCCACGCCTACCTCAAGGCCCAGCTGCCCCTGCCAGGCGTTGCGCGGGTTGTAATCGATGTTGCCGGGGTTGTTATTGCGAACACCGCGGGGTGTGGTCATAGGTTTTCTCCAGGCGAAAAAGAGCCCGCACTCGGCGGGCTGTATGGTGAAGCGTTGGGCTCAGGCCTCGTCGCTCTCGTCCGGTACCGGATCGGGTTTGGCTGGCTCGCTGCCAGTGATCACGACTTCGGCAGTGAACTCCTCGAGGAGCTCGGCTGTAACGAACCGGTGGCTGGGGAACTGGCGCAGGCCGGCTTTGATACGCTCTTTGGCCTGTTCCAGGGTGGTGAAGCGGGTCTTGTTGTCAGGGTCGTAATCGTTGGTCAGATTGATGGCTACGTAGGGCATGGTTATCTCCAGGCAAAAAAATGCCCGCGCGTGGCGGGCTTGTGGGGTAATTGACCGTCAGGTCTTGGGGTACTGCTGCTTTACTCGTTGGATCGTGGAATAGAACGGCTCGGCCTTGGGCATTGTTCCTTGGTCCATCGCGTGCCAAAGCATGTCGAGCTGCTCCTCGATGGCCGGGTAGTCAGTGGCCCGGGCTTTGGCATGGTCACTTTTGTGCTCGATTTTCAACGCTCAATACCTCGCTCTGGTAAGGCCACAGGTCGATCACGACCTCATACTCGCCGGGCAGGCTGAAGCCCAACTCGATGTCGCTGCCGTCGGCGGTGTACTCCACGCCCTCAATGTTGAGCACTGCATTGGCGGGCACGCCTTTGAGGGTCATGCCAACCAGCTGCAGTGCCATCTTGGGTCGAGGCACGATCTTGCCCGCGCTGACGAACTGCTCGAGCTCGCTGGCGCGGGCGAACAGATAGGAAAATCCTGTTCGCTTCGCGTTGAGCTCCGCCTCGAGCTGGGACATGTAGCCCCGCATACGGATTTCTCCGCGCTCGTTGTAGAGCACTACCTCCCCGGCAGGGGGTGACTGGGTCATCTCATGATTCCTTGCACCATAAGGTTCTGATAGGAGAGCACCACGCCCACCGCCCCCAGGATCGAGAAATCGACCGTGTGCTGGCCTGCTCCCACGTACTGACCAGAGGCCAGGGTGATGGAGCTGTCCGACCAGTTCGCGACAGATTCAGCGATCATGTTTCCATCCAGGACCAGGCGGTACTGATAGAACTGGGTACCGTTCGAGAGGAACGTCGAGCAGTAGTTGATGTAAACCATGCCTGGCTGAGGCATGTAAAACGTGATGGTCAGTGGCGTTTGCCAACTGCCGTTGCAGTTGAAGCGAGGGGCATAGCCAGCGTATCGGGGGATGGTCACTGCCTCGTTACCGATCTTGAGCGTGTCCACCTGTAGGTTGCCGATCTTCGAGTTGGTGATAGCCGCGTCTTGGATCTGGGCGTTGGCTATCGCACCGTTGGCGATCTTGGCGGTACCAATACTCGCGTTCCGGATGTAGGCGTCGGAGATGAACGTCTGCCCGCCAACCACGGAGAATGGCGACGAAAGCCCTCCCCCGTTGGCGTTGAGCAGCACGAACTGGTCCGAATAGACCACGAAGGCCGATTGCACCACCCCATTTTGCTCGTTGATGCCGATGCCAAACCCGCCCCAATGGTGCACGCCCATTTGGTTGTTGATCTGCACACGCATGGTGTACTGGGCGTTGAGCATCCCTTTCATGTCGGACTGCGCTGTAGCGACCTGCTGAACAGCAGCATTGGCGTTACCCGCCGTTGCCTGGGCCGTGTCGACGCGCTTAGACAGAGCGCCATCTGCATCGGCCCGTGCTTGTACCTCACTCTGGACAGCCGCCGCCGCTTCATTGGCTTTGGCCTGGGCGGTGTTGATTCGAGTGCTCAGGGCTGAGTCGGCATCGGTGCGGGTTTTCGCTTCGTCCTGAATCGCCGCACTAGCGTTACCTACCGATGTCAGCAGCCCATTGATCCGCTGCGTTTCCGCCGCCAGCTTGTCGCCTTGCTGGGTAACGTTGACGCTGAGCGAATCGAACGCCCTGCCCGACGCAGCCACTGACCTGCGCCCGGCTGCGATGTAGGCAATGTCCACCTCACCGTTGGCATCTCCCGAGTTGTACATGTCCAGGCGGATGGCCCAGATCTTCTTCCCATTCCAGCCAGCATGGCCAGAGAGGTCGAACTCAATGTCCTGCCAGTCTGCACTCGAGGTATTGATAGGCCAGTTGAATCGCCGAGCCTCGGCAAGTCCACCATCCTCGTTGGCCCAATACATAGCCGCACTCGCCCGGCCGGTGTTGCGACGGCGCAGTCTGATGCGGAGCAACGGGTTCTCGGCACCATCGATAACCGGAAATGTGTTGGTAACCTGGATGGTCGTGAACTTGGCGACAGTTGCGTATTGAGGGCCAGCAGTCAGGGTTGCCCCGGATGTATTGGCCTTCCAACCCTCGACTGAGTTTGTGAACTCCCAGGTTTGCCCAGCCACGAATGGCAGAGCGTTGCCTATCTTCGCCTCCAGATTGGTGATGCTGCTGGACTGAGCAGTCAACCCGCTTTCCGTAGCAGCGACGCGGTTGGCCACGCTGGTCAGCGCTGCGGTCGACGCCTTGCTGGCGAGGCCAGTGGAGCCGCTATTGACGCTGTTCTCCAAGCTGGTCGTTCTGCCAGACACAGAGGTGATGTCCTTGCCCTGCTGGCTAACGCTGGAGGTCAGGCCATCAACTGCCGTAGATACGGCGCCGATCGCGTTGCTATTAACTTGGCCATTGTCGCGCCAGCCCGTGGGGCGTGAACCGTACTCGATTTGTGGCCTGGCAAGCTCGAAGGTACCAGCAGCGCTACTCCCGCTCGCAGCGTGGGCCCGGTAGAACACCCGAACCTTGGCGGCGCCAGCCGGAGCAACCGATGTGAACGACACGCGATCGCCGGAAACTGACACGGGCACAACCGCCGAGGCCGGAGCAGAGATTACGGTGCCGGCGGCGTTTGCCCACTGATGGAAGATCCTCAATCCCAAATCGCCTGAATCGGAGGTCTTCCTTCCAAAGATCGACGATGTCACCGTCTGACCCGGGGCAACGGCAGGAGCCCGTTCACTTGCTGTGACCAGCGACGTGTAAGGGTTGCCCGAAGCTGTTGTGCCAACGCCCGTGGTGGTGCACCGATATGCATTTTCTGCAGCGTTGAGCCAGGAACTGACCATTGAGGGCGTATAGGTTGCCGTCCCTTCCGGTACCCACCCGTCAGGGTTGTTTCCTGTAGCCAGTTTTATGAAAGCTGGGTTATAGAACAGGTTTTCCCCGCCTACGTCGCCGATCGAGTTGTCCAGCTGAGTTAGCCGGCCGCTGACTGATGTCAGGCCCTCCTCAGCGTTGGATACGCGACCGGATACGCTGCTGATCGCTACGGCGTTTGCTTGCGCTGCGCTTTGGGCGTTCTTGGCGTTGTCCTTCCAGGCACTGACCACGGTGGATAATTCAGCCTGGGCGCGATCAATCTCGTAGTAGCCGTCACTGGCGGTACCACCCAAAGGCCCTCTGACGCGTAAAAGGAGGTCTGCCCCAATCGTGCCATCTGGGGCAGGAGCGCCCGTGAAGACTGGCCGGTTCCATGCGTCTCTCAGAATGGTTCGAAGCGGCCCATGCGTCCCGACCGTGGCCCCACCGCTGTTCTTGTATTGCAGGTAGATCTCGCTGACCAGATCCTGGGTTCCCCGGACATACGCCGACACTGTCAGCACCTGCCCTGGCGCCATGGATACCCAGCTTGCGTTCGGTAGCGCAACGTCCACATACGCAGAGCCGGACAGCCCCTTGGCATCGATACGCTGCGCTTTGCCGCGAGGATCCAAGGTTGACGGCACCAACGACAGGAGCCGGTTAGGTGCAGCCAACGAGGAGCCGACACGCCAGCCATCAGCAAGGCCGGCAGTTGGCCCCTCTACCTCAAACGAAGGGTTAGGCAGTAGGTTCTCACCGCCAACCTGGCCGAGAGATGCATTGATGCCAGTGATCGCCTCGCCAGCTGCGGTGATGGCTGTGCCCTGTTGCTCTACCTTATTCGTGAGGCTCTGAACGGTAGATGCATCAGCCTTTGTCGCTACCTGGCTCAGGGCATTGGCCGCTGCTGCGGCGGCGTCCGTGGCTACCTTGTCCGAAACTGCCTGCCATGCTGAGCCATTCCACCGCTTGGGTGTGTTCCCACCCCCTGTGGTATCAATCCAAAGGTTCTGGATCTGCTGGTTGATGGCTGAGGGTGCTGAATTTTGGACGATCACTTTGCCTTTGGCATCAGCGAGGCTGTATGCGTCTTGGGCAGCCTTCTGCGCGGCTGACACATTACCGTTGGTGGTATTGAGCCCACCCTGCAAGCTCACGATCGACTGGCCCTGGCTGGACAGCTTTCCTTCGGCTTCGGTGACCGCGTTGCTCAGGCTGGAGACGGCTTCTGCCGAGGCCGAGGCGGAACGCCTACCAACGGCGATATAGGCGATATCGATCTCGCCGCTTGTATCGCCGGAGTTCATCATGTCCAGGCGGATGGCGTAGATTTTCTTGCCGTTCCACCCGGCATGGCCAGATAGGTCAAGCTCGATGTCCTGCCAATCCGTGGTGGTGGTGCTGATGAACCACCCAAAGCGCCTTGCCTCGGCCAACCCGCCGTCTTCATTCGCCCAGTACATCTGGGCACCCGCCCGGCTGGTATTACGTCGGCGTAGCCTGATCCGCAGATAGGGGTTCTCTGCGCCTGCAACGACTAGGGTGAAATTGCACTGAAGGTTCGGGTTTGCAGTCACGGTAGCAAACAACGGGCCTGCGGTTATCGTCCCGTTAGTAGCGGTCGCCACCCAGCCCTTGGTCGAGCCGGTGAACTCCCAGGCACGGCCAGCCACGAATGGCTGGGCAGCACCAACACTGTTTTTCAGCTGCGTGATGTCAGTACTCTGGCTGCTTATCGCCCCTTCGGCAACTTCCACTCGGTTACCCAGCGACTGCACAGCCGAGGCATCAGCCTTCTTGCTCACGCTGTCGGTCAGCGAGGTAAGCGCCTGACTTTGCGAGCTGATGAGCTGATCTTGAGCCTTGTCCTTGTCTTCGGTCGCTGTAACTCGGCTTGTGACCTGTTGCAGCGCCTGCGAGCTGGCCTTGCCGTCGATGCTGGTCTGCATGCCGTCCAACTTGGTGGCTTGCGACGTGAGCTTGCCCTCTGCATCGCTAACGCGGGTGGTCAGGCTGCTGACTACAGAAGCGTCGGCCTTGGTCTGCGCCAGGGCCAGAGCACCAGCGGCAGCAGCTGCTGCATCGGTGGCCACCTTGTCCGTCACCGCGACCCAAGCCGAGCCGTTCCAGCGTTTCGGGGTATTGGCGTTGCTGGTGGTGTCGATCCACAAGTTCTGCACCAGGCGGTCGGCGACGGCAGGCGCGGCCGACTGAACGATAACCTTGCCCTTCCCGCCCGCCAGCGCGGCCGCGTCCTGCGCAGCCTGCTGGGCAGCCGAGACGTTGCCATTGGTGGTGGTCAGGCTCGATTGCAGCCCACTGATCTGAGACGCCTGGGCGGTCACCTTGCCATCCAGCGTGGATACATCGGTCTCGACCTTAGAAACGCGCGCAGCCATGCCGTTGGCAGTCACCACCGCCTGGCCAACATCGGTCCAGTAGGTGGCGTTCGGCGGCGGCGTGTTCAGCGGTACCGCTTTCAGGGCCTGGTACAACTTGCCATCGCTGCCCAAGGCGCTTTGGCCGACGCTGTAGGCCTTGTCCTTGCGGTATGGCAGGGAGCCGGCCAGGGCCGAGACGTTCGCAATCTGCTGCTGCAGCTCAGTCTTGGCAGCGGAAACGTCCGCGCTGACGGCCGTGATCTGCTGCTCTAGGTTGCCCTTTACGGTGTTGAGGGCTGTGTTCACCTCGCCGATCTGCTTGGCCAACTCAGTCTTCGCCGCCCCTACCCGCTCGTTGACCGACCCAGGGCCGTTACCATCAATGAGCGCAATCTTTTCGATCTTGCTGGTGAGTTCTTTGCCGAGCTCGCTTTCGCCAATCTGCTTGGCAATCTGCTCGAGGATAGGACCGGCGTCGGCGCTGGCCTGGCCTTTAATCCCTGGCGCATCGACTGGAAACCAAGGGCCGATGTTGCTAGAGCGATCGACCAGGCGCGCCCAGAAGTAGAACGTCTGGCCAGCGCGTAAGCCCTGCAGGGTGTGGTCGGCCTGCGGGTACGCCAAATCCGTCAGTTTCGTGGCTGCGGCCAGGTCTGAGCCCGGCCCGTACCACAGTTCTGCACGCTGCGTATCGCTGGCACCAGCTGGGTAACCGATAGTGACCTTGATTCCGAAGATCAAGCTTTCAGCGCGCAGGAAGGTCACCGCTGGCGGCGGAGTTGTTTTGCCGGCAACTTCGGTCAGGGCTGAGGTGGTCGGGATAGAGGCCACGTCCATAGCGCTGATGGCGCGCACGCGGGCCAAGTACTGACCGGCATAGACCCCACGTACATCAGCGGTGAGCTGGCCAGTTCTCGGCATCCTCACCCAGTCACGGGAGCCCCACCGCCATTCAACGTCGTAGGCCACAGCACCTGGTGCCGCATCCCAAGAGATGGTCATGGTGGTGACCGCAATGCCCTGGTCCACAGCGGAGTGGCTGCCGATCAGCACGCGCGCGGGTGCATCTTGCACGCCTGGGGGAAGCACGCTGATGGGCCGGTCATCAATGATGGTACCGAAATCGATAGCGTCGAATTTCCCCGGCTCATACTGGATGCACTCCAGCTGAAACTGGTGCCACTCCGGCCGGGTGATGTTGCGGACGTAGAACTGCATGACCTTGAGGTCGTCGAAGTCCAGCACCCAGGCACACTCAGGCTGCGGCGCCTCGCTGAATTCAGCTACCACGGTGATCTGGCGACCGGTCACAGAACGGATCTGGCGAACCTCGGACCTGCCGCTAGGCAGGTTGACCAGCAGGCGGGCGCCGCTTGGAACATTGATGTCACGGTCTACCGTCACGACGCGGCCCGTTACTGCGGCGATACGTCCGCCATTGTCCCGCCCAGCGAGCATTGGGTCGGACAAGGTGATGACTTTGCCTGGCTTCGGAATGTAGCCATCCAGGCCGACGCGGAATGTTGCCCCCCTGAGTTGCAGCTGCTCGGTCATCAAAGCCCACTGGCCAGCGCGCTGGGCCTGGCCACGCGAGGTGCACCCCACCGCCTCTACGGAGATCTCGCGGACCCCATATTCAGCGATCGCGTCCTCGTCGAAAACGGGCTCTTTGTCGGTGTCATACCCCCGCGCCGGGTCATCGAACGACACCATGGCCTGGCTATGCCGCTCGCGCAGCTTGCTGCCGGTGTACTTGACTGCGCCGTCGTCGAGGATCTGTGACAGGGTGTAGTTGTAGACCGGGTCCTGCGGCAGATCTGCGTTCACGGTGATCTGGCTACCGTCCCAGAAGGCCAGGCCATGGAAGATGGCTGCCAGGTCCTGGATCACCGCCCAGGCCTCGGCCTGCTTCTGCAGGTACAGGTTACAGGTGAAGCGCGGTTCTTGGCCGCCCATGCCGTCTGGCACCAATTGGTCGCAATACTGCCCGATGCGATACAGCGACCAGCGATTGATCATGCTCGGATCAATGCGATCTCCCAAGCCGTAGTAAGGGTGCAGCACCAGGTCATAAAAGACCCAGGCCGGGTTGTTGGTATAGGCCTCCTTGAAGGTCCCATCCCAGACCCCGTTCGTTGTGCCTACACCGCTGGTGGCGTAGGTACGAGTCTCCGCGTTGTAGTTGGCAGGTACGCGCACGATTCGCCCGCGCATCAGCACGGCGATCTTGGCGATATCGCCACCGAACTGCTCGGCGTCGTACTCCACGCAGCTGACAGCGGTCAGCGGGTACTCTTGGTCGCTGTCGACCACCTCCGACAGCGCCTCAACGTACATCCCATCTTGGGTCAGCGAGCTGTTGGCCTCGGGGGTGATACGACGGGCGCGGACCGTCCAGCGAGAACCGGCGGGGAGTTCGATCCGGTGCGAGCGTTCGTACTTGGTGACGTTCTTGCGGTTGACCTCGGACACCAGGACTTGCTGGAAGGGGCCGTTGTCAGTCGAAACGTCTATCGCATACTCGATGCGCACGCCATCAATGTTGCCGCTCTGGTCCTGGCGCTGGAGCTGTGGCCAGGAGAAACGCAGGCGCACGGCATCCAGCATGGGGTTGCTGATGGTGTGCACGTAGGGCGCGGTGGTCAGCAGCAATTGGCCAACAGCAATCTCGTTGCTCGACTCGGTGATGCCAGTCATACGCTCCTGGTTCAACTCACCGGAGCGAAACTGCCATTTCACTCCCGGATAGTTCATGGTGCCGTCGTCGGCCATGACCTGAGTGCCATCGAGCTTGACGGAGCGCAGCCCATTTACCGGCCCTACAATGGGGCCCCAGCTCCACAGGTACAGCAGGCGGGCAACGGCGATGGACGGAACGCTGTTGGAAGCTATGCTGGGCTGCTTCTGCTTCTTCTCCCCGCCCTTGCTGCCCACAACCTGGCGCTTACGTGCTGCGCGGGACTGCTGCAGGGCGCGCTTCGATACTTGGACCATTCCAGTCTCCACAAACGAAAAAACCCGCCGAAGCGGGTCGTGTGTTGCCAATATTCACAGCCGGTCTTGCGGGTAGATTCCCCCCGACTCTACGGCTCCGCCGATCTCCCGCTCGCCGTACAGCACTGGGTAGGGATTGCCCTGGGCAATCGTCGTGACTGCACCGCCAAAACCGTAGCTGGGGTTGTTGCCGTCCTCATTGCGATCGAGGCTGCCGGTTGTCGGCGTGGGCGACAGCATCTGCACAACACCAGTTGCAGCCATCGCGGCACCGCCAGCGATCATCGCCACGCCATAGGCGGAGGTGGTACCGAAGGTGAAGTAGCCAGCCACGATGAGCACAACGCCGATGATGGTGGTGAACAGCCCGGCCTGCTTGCTGCCCTGAATGATCGGGGCGATTCGAATGTCTCCGGCGTCGTCGCCCATCATGTCCAAGTCATCGGCCGACAGGTTGCGGGTGCCGGAGAATACGGTGAACACCAGCCCCCGCTCCTCGCCTGTGGTCAGAAACTTTTCGAAGCCGGGCACCATGTTGCACAAAGCCTGGATGGCATCGCGCGTGCTGTTCACATCCAATTCATACTCACGCCCGAAGTGCTTTCGCAGCACCCCGTACAGCTTCACCTTGCGCTTCATGGTTGAAAGTCCTTGTGCCGCAGGATCAGCCGGCAGCGGTTGGCCATTGACCAGCCGTAGACTTCCCGCGTGGAGGCCCTGCCGGCCATGTGGTGGTAGATGAAGGGTCCGCTGCCGCCTAGGCGCGCCGCCGGCTCGCTGGTCAGGTCCGGCTGGCTGCCGAGGTAAATGGCCGCATGGTTGGGATGAAAGCAGGGCCGGCCTGGCGATGGCACCATGAAGACCAGCATGTCACCGCGCTGGGGCTCATCCACCTGGTAGAAGCCGGTTGCAGCAAAGTTGGCCTCATACAGGCTTGGCCCGTCTTCCTGCTCCCACCAGAGGTCATCACGCTCGAAGTTGGGCAGCATCAGCCCGGCCTCGCGGGCATACCAGTCGCGACAGGCGGCCCAGCAATCCAGCAGGCCATGGGCGAACTCGCGACCCAGTAGCGGGGCTTGGTAGCCGGATGGCTTGAACCATTGCATGTCACCACCTGGCCAGCCGACGATCCCCCAGGGCACCTCGTGCAGTTCACAGCTCACCCGGTCCGCCATGCTGGGCGTAGGCGCAGCATCAGGATGGCTATGTACGATCGCTAGAAGCTCGCCTTGGTCTTCAGCGTTCGCCAGGTCCTCGTGGTGCAGGCGGAAGTTCTCCCGCGGTGTTTTTGCCAGGTTGCGGCAAGGCACATAGACCCGGCCCTGGTCGGTCTTGATCAGCACCCCGCACGCCTCGGCCGGGTACGCGCGTTCGGCATGCTCGCGGATCGCGGCCTGCAGTGACTGGTTGATACGCATCGATCACCTCGAACTGACGATCAGGCTTGCGCCCATGGAGCCGCCGAAGCGGCGCGTGTTGCCGCGAAGCTTGCAGCTCTTCCAGCGCCCTGGGCAGCGGTCGAGCGCGGGGTTGTCGGTGGGCTCGTCTTGCTTGGTGTACATGGCGGCGCTGGTGTAGGCGCAGGCCTCACCCCGGTACTGCCCACGGCAGGCCCAGCGGCAAAGCTTGGTGATCTGCTGGGCCGGAAGCATGACGCCGCCCATGTCCAGCGGGCTGGACAGCTGGAAGGTCACCTGCTGACGGTCTTCATCGGTCTTCTGCTCGATGTACCAGAGGTTTTCGCGCGCCTGGTTGGACGCCTCTGGGTTGCCGGCGGGGAAGTTGGCCGCATCGAGAAAGTGCCGGAAGGTTTCGATGACCTTCACCTTGGAGCCAACCAAGTCCTTCAGCGCCAGGCACAGCGCAGTGACGGCGCCCCGCACCCCATCAATCTCGTTGACCAGCTGCAGAGTCGGCGTGGCAGGTCGGCCATCGCCTCGGATGTCGAAGCCCTTGGCTTCCAACTGCATCGCCGAGTACAGCTGGCCCTGCCATATGATGTCGGCTTCTTGGGCGTGACCGTGAAAGCGCATGATGTTGCCGCCCAGGCGCGTCGCGTCCACTTCGAACAGTCGGATCTGGTTGCCCGGCTCGAGCTTCTGGATATCGGATTCGAATGTCATGGGGCCTCAAAAAGGAAAACCCCGCAGCGCGGGGTCAGTAAGGGGTGAATGTCTGCTTCATTGTGAAGCTGATCTCGAAAAGCCCAGCGCCTTTCGGGTCGAGCTTGTAGCCGTTGGCCTTGTACCGCCCCTGAGTGCCGCCCGGCGGCGTCCAGATGAAGGACTTGTAGCCTTCGTGCCGGTCGAGGAAGTCGCGCATCAGGCGTAGTTCTTGGCCAGCGTCGAGGCTGCCCACGGCCTTGTGCGACCACTCCTGAGTCTTGTTGTTGATTCCGGTACCGCCGGACTGGCTGTAGCCGTCGCCGAAGTCGTTCTCCCAGACCCGCTGCTTGATTTCGCCACTTGCACCCACCCGGGTGCAGAAGCTGAATGTTTCAGCCATCACTTCCTCCAGAGAATTCCGCCCTGCTGAGTGGCCTTGTAGATCACCTGTTCCATCTGCTCCTCCAGCCCTCTGGCCATCATTTCACCCTGACGACGCGCGGCATCGTCGCTCATGCCTGGTTGGGCCTGGACTGTGACCGGCGCATGGATGGTGATGCCGCCGCCTCCGCCGCGGCCCGCACCAGCTTCATTTGCATTGCGCAGGTACTGGGTCAGGTCGCGGTTCTGGTTCGGGTTCAGCACCCGCTCGCCGCCATCGAGCAGCCAGGTGCCCTCTCGCGGAATGTTGTCGAGGCCGTTGTGGGCCATACCCATGAGGGATGTGGATGCCACCCCGGCCACCATCGGTGCCGTGGCCATGGCGGCGGCCATCGCCGCACCAGGCGCCAGGGCCGGGCCGACGACAGGGATCGCGGCAGTGGACGCATAGGCAGCAAGCTGCGCTTGAAACGAGGTCGCCTGCGCATTTGCCACCATGCCCATGGCCGCGACCGACTGCGTGCTCTTGCCGACCAGTAATTGGACGGCCTGATATACCAGCCACTGCGCCGCCATGTCTGCCAACGCGCCGACCATCGACTTGGCGAAGCCGCTGACCATGTCCATAAGCGCGTCACCAGCGTCGGCGGAGCCGGTGGCCACATCGCTCATGAACGTGCTGAGCTCGCTCCGAGCACTGCCAAGAATCGAAGTAGTCGCATCGGCTGCTATGGCTGAGTAGTCCGTCGCGGCATACGCGAAATCTTCCCAGGCACTGGTAACTCCATCCATCCAGTTGACCCGAGCTTCGTCTACTTGGTTGTAGTAGTCCTGCTGTAGCACCAGCCGCTGCGCAAGGGCTTCGCTCAGCGCCTCGGTTTCCTGCTCGTACAGCTCGGAACTGATATCGCCGCTGTTGCGCTGCAGCACCAGGTCACGCTGCTGGCGATTGAAATCCTCCTCGATGGCCAAACGCTCTTTTAGTCGCTCCTTGTACTTGTCGCCGCGACCTGCGCCAGCGAGCTCCAAGTCGAATCCATTCTTGGCGCTCAGATAGTCCTCGTTGGCGCTCGATTTGAAGGCCGCGAGCTTTTTGGCGTCTTCCTCGACGTGCTTGATCTTCTTCAGGGAGTCGAGCTCGGCGGCCAGGCCTTCCAGGCGCTTGCGCTGCTTTTCGTTGATGCCATCAAGCTTGCCGCTCGATACCTCAAATGCCAGCTTCTCAACCTCGGTTGCGTCCTTGCGTTTGTCGGTCGAGGTGTTGATCAGCTCGATCTGGCGCTTGTAGTTCTCTTCGGTCGTTTCAAAGGTCTGGTTGAGCTTCTTGGCGGCGGCAGCGGCAGCTTTGGCTGCGGCCTGTTCGGCCAGCGTGATGGCTTTGAATGATCCTGGTCCGCCTGTTTTGAGTCGATCCAGAAGATCAGCCAACTCTTTCACCTGGTTCGACGTACCACCATCGCCCGACTTCTTATCGAAGCTGGCCATCAGGTCGCCATAGCCAGTGATCAGAGAATCCATCTGCTCCTTTGTGCCGCCGATCACCTTACCCATGGCGTCGACGTTCTTGAAGGCGTTGTAGATCCTCACCGGCGGAAGATATTTGTCATACCATTTCGCGTCCTGGCCTCCGACCATGGCGTTATCAAGGTCTGACAGGGATTTCAGGCCCACGCCGAGCAAGTGGATGCCTGCCACCGTACCAATTGCGAACTTGGCCAGTGCCTGAAGGCTAGTTGCCAGATCATCCGTGACTTTCTTCGCGAGGACGCCGTTGATGCTGGAATCACTCAATCGACCAGCGAACTCTGACATGCTCGGCAGTAGCTCGGCCGTGAGCTGATTAGTTATTCCAGAAATGGATTGATCGACTAACCAGTTTGCAGCTTGAAGCTCTTTAGCTGCCTTAATGGTTTTATCATCCATGATAGACCCAGCCGCTTCTGCGGCATCGCCGAATCTTTTGAATCCCTCACTATTGTTTCGAAGAAGAGGAAGCAGCACCGTCGCATCATTTGCAATGGCCTCCATGTAGAAAGTCATATCGCTCTGGCTGACTTTGGCTTTCTCTAGGCTGGAAACATACAGGCCGAGAGCTTGGCTTCCGCTCAGGTTTCTGAACTGATCAGCAGTCACTCCCACCTTTGGCGCGATCTGCTCGAAGAAGTCCTTCATAGCACCGCCGCCGGTATTGAGGAAATCCCCGACTTTATCGTTTACATCCTTCAGGATGTCAGAGAGCTTGTCCTGCTCTACCCCGACAATCTTGGCGCCTGAGGCGAGCTTCTGAAAATCGGTTGTGCTGACGTTCGCCACTGATGCCAGCTTCGCTACTTCAGTTGCAGACTTGATAGCCGAAACGGTTATCGCGCCAAGAGCCGTAACACCAGCCGCAAGGCCACCACCTACAGCCGCGCCGAGCTTGGCAGCGCTATCGCTGATCTGCTTCATTCGCTTGCTGGCTGAGCGCTCAGCCTTATCAAGACCCTGCTCGAAACCGCCGACCTTGGCGATGAGGTCGAGCGTTAAAGTTCCTAGCGACCGGCTTGCCATTTTAGCTCCCATAAAAAAGCCCGCTGATGCGGGCCTCGATCTATTCCAATAGTCTCTTCTTCTCTATCTCGTACTCGTTTTCTGTCAAATTTCCTGAAGACTTCAACTTCGCGAGACGTTCTAATTCTTCGTATTTGTTAAAGCTCTGCACAGGACGCGTCTTGATCCTCTGGCCAAAAATCGCCCATATAAGGCATACCAGCCAAACAATTCCTGTCCATCCAAGAAACAGATTCAGCATGAAAATCGATGTATACCTCTCGTGCCTACGATAAAAAGCAATCATCATAGGCACGAAATAGACCACTACAGATATTGCTATACCAATCAAGTGTCCAGCGTAAAATAGTTCCAACTTGGCTCCCTCCTATAAGACATGGGGGCCAATTTAACACTTGACCGGCATCCGGCAAAATCATCCTCTAGCTCCACTCCTCCATCGCCCGCTCCAAGCTGACCGGATCGCGGTCTGCGTGAGGGGTGAAATCATCAGGGGTGAAGGGTTGCGGCCGGCGCTGCGGGTCACGCCCCTGATTCGCAAGAATCGAAGCCAGCAGCGCCACGCCGCGCTCCACCCTCATGCCGAGGTGGAACGACCCCCGCCGCTCCCTGAACTTCAGCCATGAGTGGAACTCGCGCAGGCTCAGGTTTTCTTGCGCTTGCGCGATGGTGCGGCCACCGACCCCGGCGAGGACGAGCTCATGCCAGAACTCATCGAGGGCGGTGAGCTCGGCGTCTTTCCCAAGTTGTTGACCTCGTGGATAGCGGTGAGCAGGGCCACGGTGAGGTTGCCGTCAAGCGCGCCCATTCGCTTGGTACTGTCTGGGTCCTTGGCCAACTCTGCGGTGTCTAGTGGTCCATGCGTGATGTCCAAGGCGGTGAACACCGGGTTACCTTCTTCGTCGCAGATAGCGGCAGCGATCCGGCCGGCGATGCTGTCCTGCTTGCCGCCGGCGGAGAGCACGTCGCTGACCGCGCTCTGGTAGCCGAGTGGGCGCACAAACACGGTGGCCGTGATCATGTCGTCGCCCTGGCGCCACTGTACCTCCTTCTGAACAGGCCGGCCGGTGAAGGAACCGGCCTGGCGGAGGCTTTCAATGTTGAGCTTCATGGTCTACCTCAGGTCGATTTCTTGATCCAGGCGGAACCGCCCGTGCGCTGGATCGTTGCAGCGGTGCTCACCACGGCGTTGCCGGCGAAGTCAAACGGGAAGTCCGAGACGTAACCGGTGAAGGTGAACCAGGTGCGCGTCTTCGGCAGATCGAAGTCGGTACCGCCGGTGGCCACCGTTGGAACGCCGGTGCCGTCTGCCCAGCCAACGGCCCAGCGAATTGCCGTGTCGCCGCTGGCCTCTGACAGCTGGTGCAGGCGAACGTGGCTGGCGTTGGCCGGGTCGGCGTTCAAGGTGAGCGAGGCTTGGCCAGGCGTGCGAAGCCCCTTCTTGTAGCTGCGCTCCATGGCGCTAAGCGGGGTGTCTTCGATCTGATCAGCGGGCGCCCCGCCTGGGTTAAACGCCGTGACGCCGCCGATCTCGATCACGGTGTACGCACCGGTACCGGACACGGGTGGCACCAGCGCGAAGATGTTGGTGCCTTGGGTCAAAACTGACATAGTGGTCTCCTATCGGGCAAAAAAATGCCCGCACTTGGCGGGCCTGTTGGCTCAACGGCGGACTATCCAGTCCACGTCGAAGCTGGTTCGGTAGTTCTTGGTGGTGGGGTCTCGGCTCTCGCCGCCCCACCGGGTAATGTTGGCCTGCAGCTCGATAGCGTCCCGGATGGCGTCTCGCACGCTCCGGACAGAGGCACCGGTCGTGCCGTAGATATCGACCTGCAGCGTGAAGCCGTCGACATCAGGGCGCCCAGCCAGGTAGTTCTCCGGGTTGCCGTTGATGACCTGCCAGACCACGTAGGGCCTGGCCACCTTGTCCGGCGCCTCACCAAACGAGTAGAGGCGCATGTCGGCGCCGGTACCGAGCAGGCCGGTCACCGCAGGGTCGCGGGAGCAGGCCTCGAAAATGGGTGCGCTCATCGGGTTGCTGCCTTCTTCGCGGCGCGCTTGATCGCGCGGTCGATTGCCTTTTCGTATTCGGTCACGAAGGCGTTGGTCACCTCGTTGATGCTGTTGGCCAGGGCCGGGCGCATGAACGGGGCAGCGGCCATCTTCTCGGTACCGAACTCGATCAGGCGCCAGTGCGGCGTCGGCGAGTTCGGGCTGAGATCACCGCCATCCTTGAGCACAGCGCCGTGCAGTACGCCAATCCGGAAGCCCAGGTCGCCGGTGCGTTTGAACAGGCGACCGTTCCAGCGAAGCGCAATGTTGTCGGCAATCGAGCGGCCGGTGGCCTTGTCGTCGATGCGCTCGGCGCCCTCCTTGGCCTTCTGCATGACGATCTGGGCGGCCTTACGCAACGCCGCCCGGCCGCCCTTGCGCCTGACGTCATAGATCACCGACTCCAGCTTCCCCAACAGGCCATCCAGTCCGGTGATGCTGAAGTCGACACCGTCAGCCATCCTTGACCCCCTTCGAGACCAGCAGCGTTAGGTAATCCTGGCCTGACTCGGCATCCTCCAGCGGAGGCCCTTCGATGCTGTACACCTCGCCTCGGTACAGGATGCGCATGGTCGACAGCACGCCAGGGCGGTACCGGATCACCATGCAGGCAGTTGCCTCCGACTGATTCGCACGGGCTGCCACCACATCGCGGGTCGACATAGGCTGCACCTGGGCAGGACAACGCGCCCAGCGCGTCACCCATTCGGTCTCGCCGAATTCGCCGGTCACCGGGTCGCGGAGTGTCTGCTGCTCCTGGATGTCGATACGGTGCCGGAGCTTGCCGGCCTGCATCACACACCCATCCGGATGCGGTACGGCATCAGCAGGTGCTGGGACGCCAGAGGCAGCTCAGTGGCGATCGTGCCGGTGACCACCTCCTCGCGGTTGGCGAATAAGTGGCCCAGTTTGAGCAGGCAAGCGGCTTGGATAGCTGGGTTAAGTACCATGCCGTAGGCGATGGAATCCGCCACGTCGTAGGCGTCCGCCAGTACCTTGCGTGCGTATTCAAGCTGCCGGCAGCTCAGGGCGTGGTCCTGTTCCGCCTCAGCGGCAGCTACCGCGGTTGAGTTGACTTCCTTGGCTTGCTGCATTGCCGCTGGCACGCCAGCGCGGGCCGCGTCGAGCGCCACCTGGTCAAGGTAAAAGCGGCGGTTGAGGAACTGCATGGCCGCCTCCTCCGCCGCATCGAGCTGCGCCTGGACCAGCACCTGGTCGTCAGGTTCGGCGTGCAGGTGATGCATCGCGATGTCGATGGCTATCACTGACATGGTCTACTCCTGCTCAGGCTTAACCTGGGCAGCAAGGCGATCCAATTCCTTCTGGGCTTCAGCCTTGTTGCCCACAAAGTCGCCGACCTGCTTTTCGTCTTCGCCGACGACAATCCATTTGCCATGCCCCTCTTGCTTGAGGCTGAGAGGACCGACTACACCAGAAACGGCGAGTGGCAGAGTTGGAGCGCTGAGACTCGATGAAGTCAGCACCCCCGCGCCGGCCGCGTCTTCCTGCGAAATTGTCACAACAACCTCGTCGTCCGATTCGTCCAGTTCGGCATAGCCTTTCTGGATCAACTGGCGCCCGTGCTGTTCGATGGTCTCGAAGGGCGTGCCCTCAACCAGTGTTTGGCCGCCAAGGTACAGAGGTTTCAGGGTTTTCAGTTTCATGAATGCCTCCAGGGGCCGCCGCCCGGGCGGCCCTTACTCAGGGTTACGGGGTGACCGGGGCCGCGAACTCACCGAAGATGAAAGCCTCCGGACGCTTCACTGCCAGGGCCGCACGCTCCTCGCAACGGATCGAGATCAGGTTCTTCTCGAAGTCGTCGGCGTTCTCGGTCGAGATAACGACGTTCGCGTCTTCGCGATCGAACAGCTGGGCGCCTGTCTGGAAAGCGCCGGTCAGGAACTTGCCAATGAACGCGGCGACTTCGGTGGCCACCACCGGCAGCCCCCACAGCACAGGGCCGGCCAGGCCCAGCGGGTTGGCGAGGATATAGCGGCCCAGCGAATCCTTGGTCAGCTCGATCTTTGCCCAGTCCATGAAGTGCAGGACGTGGCCAGACGCTGGCAGGCGCGCCAGCTGAGCCTGCAGCATTGCCAGGCGCAGATCATCGATGCCCGAACGCTTTTCGACTTCGAAGGCCGGTACATATTTCGAGGCTTGAGGGACGATACCGTGCAGGTGCACGCCGGTCCCGTCACCAAACAGGATCTCTTGCTCTTCAACGTACTTGAGGCCGTAGCGCATCTCGACGTCGATGGTCGAACCCAACTGCGCGAAGTCGTCCAGGATCTGCTTGGACGCCTTGAACATATGCGCAATGGTCGAAACCGCCGTCAGCTTCGAGGCGAACTCGATGTTCGAGTAAGGCTTGGTCGTGCCTTCAGCGACCACCTTGGCGGCGTTGGTGAAGCCGGTCTGCTGCACCCAGAAGATGGCCGGCGCAGTGGTGCGGCCCGGCGCGATCAGGTCGCGGATGAACAGACGCTGCTTGGGCGCGGCATCGATGCCAGGCAAGCGCTGAGGCTCGACGATGCCTGCCGGGATGTCCGTGGACAGAAGCGCGGCACTGACAGGAATGCTCACGCGCTTGTTGCCCTCGACGCTCGCCGCGAACTGCTTGAGCGCCTCACTCTTGATTACCACGCCGCCGAGGCTTTCACGGGCTTGCGGGGGGTTGGCCGAAGGCAGGCGAGCGAACTCCTGTTCCAGTTCACCCAGCTGGGCCTTCAGCTGCTTCTCGGCCTCGGTCAGGCTGTTGAACTTGGTGGCCATCTCATCGACGGCGTTTTTTGTTTCTTCGGACAGGCTGCCGGCCTTCTTGGCCTCAGCCAGGGCGTTCTCAGCCTGCTTACTGAAGTCGCTGGTGGCCTGTTTCAGTTCTGCAGAGACCTGCTTGAGCAGGTCAGCGGTATTGTCTGCCATGGGGATTTTCTCCGGTCAGTTGGTGGCTGCTGCCGAGAACCGCGAGATTGCGGCTTGTAGGTCGGCGAGGTGGTCGGCCAGATCGGCCTGGTGGTCGGCAGCGTTGCGCGTACCGGAGGGGGCAGCGCCAGGCGTACCTCCTTTGAGTTCTTGAATTAGTGAGCGGCGCTCCGAGCGCGGCATGCCCTGCTTGGCCAAGATCGTGTCGAGGCGTCGGGCCGCGACCTGCTGCGGTGCTGAGGCCTGCGGATCTTCCTGTGCCGCATCGGAAGGCAGCAGGCTGTCGGCGAAGCCAGAATCGACAGCCGTGCTGCCGCCCATCCATGTCTCGACGTCCATCAGGGCGCGCATCTGCGCTGCAGCGTCACCCGTGCGGACCGAGTAAATGTCGGCCAAGGTGGCGTCGATCTGGTCGAGGAAGTCGGCGACCTCGGTGAAGTCGTTGCGGTCACCTGCAGCGATTGTCCAGGCGTTGTGGATCATCATGAATCCGGCCCGGGCGATCTGGATCTCGTCGCCAGCCATGGCGATGAACGAAGCGGCCGAGGCGGCCAAGCCCAGCACCTGGATGGTCACCTTGCCCTTGTGCTCGCGGAGAAGGTTGTAAATCGCCAGGCCTTCGAAAACGTCGCCGCCTGGACTATTGATCTTAACGGTCACATCCTTGTCGCCGATGCTGCGCAGCGCGGCGCTCACGCGCTTGGCCGTGACGCCCTCACCGCTCCACCAGTCCATGCCGATCGGGTCGTACATGGTGATGGTCGATGAGTCATCGCCAGCCGCTGCCTTGATCGCTGGATTCCAGCGTTCCATGGCCTTCGGCAACAGATCGGATTCGACACGCGCGTGCGGCCGCACCGCCGGCGCCGCCGGAAGTGTCTTGAGAGTCATGGGGTTGCTCCAGGTCAGGCCGCTTTGAGCAGCGGCATCGATATCAGCGCGTGAGCCATGAGCGGCCCATCGGGGTTACCAGACGCCAGCGCTTGAGACGCCAGCTCAACGGCCTGGTTGATGGCCGCCGTGTCGCCGCTGTTGCGGGCGGAGACGAGTCGCAGCATGAAGGCCGATGCTGCCGGTGAGGCACCAGCTGCAGGCTTACCAAGCTGGTCCAGTGGCACAAGAGCCGATTGCACCGTGTATGTGTCGCCACCTGGAATCGGAGGCAGGTTCTCCAGCCGGCGGACCTCATTGCGGCACATCCAGCCGTTCTGCAGCGCCGTGTTGTACCAGGCGCCCCGCCCTGCGCTGTCAGCGCGCAGCAGGCCTTCAACAGCAAACTCGGCGAAGTACTCGTCGGCATCGAGGTCGCCGATCAGGCAGCGGGTAATTTCCTGCTCGATGTTGACCAGCAGCGGGCGAAGGCTGTTGGTCAGGAAGTGCAGGTTCTGCGCTTCAACGGACGATGCCCAGCTCGACTGCTTGTCCATGTGCCCCACCATGAAGGGCGGGACACGGAACCAGCGGCAAATTTCCTCGACGTTGAACGATCGGGACTCGAGCATCTGAGCAGCTTCAGGGTTCATCGTGATCCCCTGATACTTCAGGCCGGCCTCGGCCACCATGATCTTGCCGGCGTTGGTGGAACCCATGAACGCGGTGAGGCTTGCGCGCAGTTGCTCGCGCTGTGCGGGCTTGAGGTCGGTGTCGCTGCTCAGGATGCCGGACGCCTGCATGCCCTGGGCAAAGACCTTTGCAGCAGCCTCTTCAGCCGCCATAGCCGAGCCGAAAATTTCTCGGCCGGTGGTGACGGGAAGCATCCCGCTGACCCCGTCCAAGCCGAACGCACGGATGTGCATCAGGTTCCTTTCAGGGATCTCCCGGACCTGGCCCTTCTCGCTGTACTTGTACTGCAGGCGACCATTGTCCTGGCGCTTCACCGTCATGTGCTGGGGCAACAGTGGCACAAGGGCAACCACCCGTTGGCCGATCATCTTCTTCTCGACGAAGGCGTTCCCGCGAAGGCACAGGCTGGCAACGACCAGCAGCATGAAGCGTTGCGGGGTCATCTCCGCATTGGGCACCCGGCAAAGCAACCGGTACAGCGGGTGGTCCTTGGCTTGCTCGCGCGATCCATCCGGCATCCGCCGATAGAACCGCAGTGGCAACGTCGAAACCGACTCAGACAGCAGCCTGACGCAGGCCCACACGGTGGAGAGCTGCAGCGCCTTGTCTACGCTTACATGCTTGCCGCTGGCAGAGGTACCGAACCACTCCTGCCAGAATGAGCCGTCGGCGAGACCGACCGGGACGCCGAGCCAGTCCAGTAGAGCGGACTTGACCCGACTTGGTTTTTTCTCGCGGGCCATTAGATTCCTACCATGATGGGGTTTTCGAAGAAGCCGTCGTTGCTGGGCGCCTGGGAGAGACGCAGCACAGACCCGATGGCCATGATCAGCGCCACGGCGCCGTCGATCTTGTTGTCGTCGCCCTGCTTGATCGGGCGCACCACGTCGTCGTTGCCGGGCAGGAACTTGCCGATCACGTTGCTGATGCACCAGGTCATGATGGGGTTGCCGTCGTGATGGAAGCGCCCGGCCTCGATGGCTGCTTCCAGCTCCTTCATGGCGTCCGACATGTTGGTGTAGTTCTGGGTAATGGTGATCGGGTTGAAGCCTTCGTCGTCCAGGTCGTGGCTGAGGCCCGTGGCGCCGTGGGGGTCGATCGGACTCTCCGTGATCGGCGCCAGGTGGTTGGCCTCCTTCGTGTCCTCCAGGATCTCGCGATAGTCCACTTCGGCGCCGGGCGTGGTGTGCAGGTGGCCGGTGTTGACCCAGGCCTGAAAGCGCTCGGTCATGCGTTTGTTGTCGACGTCGTTGGCCGTGTCCTCTGGGACCCAGAAGGCTGGCGCCACGCTGTAGTACTGGATCTTCCCGTCGATCTCCCGCCAGAAAAGCCGGGCGCGTGAGTTCATGTCGAGCTTGCGCGCCAGGTCGAACCCGGCCACCCACTCCTCCCCCTCGAACTGCTCGAGCGTGAGGCTTGTGTCCTCGCACGCCTTCCAGCTCTCCATGTTGAAGAAGCCGGCCTTCGCGCTGACCCACAGGTTCAGGTGCTTGGTCTTGAAGGTGTTGGTGAAGCGGGCCGATCTGATGGCCCTGGCCAGCTGGCTCTCCAGGTACTCCTGGAACACCGACACCCCCATGCAGGGGTTGGCCTTGGCCAAGTTCTTCGGGTCGGTCCAGTCGTCGCCCTCGTCCAGGGTCCAGATGTAGCCGAACAGCTCGTCATCAGGGACGGTGCCGTTCAGCATCTCGATGACCTGGCGGCGCTTGTCGAAGCACGGGCCCTCAATGTTCGCGCCGGCCGTGGTGATGATGAACATCAGCGGCTGGCGGCGGGCGCCCATGCCGGTGAGCATGGTGTCGTACTGGGCCGCGCTGTCGTGTTCGTGGAATTCGTCAATGATCGCGCAGGACGGCGATGCACCGTCACCAGGATTGCCAATCAGCGGCTCGAAGCGGCTGCCGTTGGACGGGATGTTCAGGTTCGAGGCGTTCACCTCGATACCTGCCGCTTCGATCAGCATGGCCGAGCGACTGATCATCAGTCTGGCCGGGCGAAACACCTCCCACGCCTGCTTCTCAGTGGTCGCGCCGGAGTAGACCTCGGCGCCGAACTCGTTGTCGGCGACGAACATGCTGATGCCGACGCCGGCGGCGATCACCGACTTGCCGTTCTTGCGCGGCACCTCCCAGTAGCTCTCGCGGAAGCGCCGGTACCCGCCCTTCTTCCGCACCCATCCGAAGGTGCAGGCCAGGCCGAACAGCTGCCACGGCTCCAGGGTGATCAGCTGCCGCTTGAAGGCCCACTCGCCTTTCGTGTGCGGCAGCAGCTGCATCAGCCGCAGCTTCTTCTCGGCCTTGGCCGGGTCGAACTTGTAGGGGTAGCTCTTGGACTTGCTGGCCGCGATGTCCTCGAAGTGCCGCTCGATCGCCTGATGGATGTAGCGGCACGCCGGAAACTTGCCCTTGAGAACGGACTTCGCCCACACCATCGCCTTGTCGACGTTGGTGTACTTGGTCCTGGTCATGGGTCACTCAAGAGTCCGGCAAAGGGGTTGGTCGTTTTCTGCTTGTTGCCGCCGATGATCCGGCTCCGGCTGACAGGGTCCAGGCCCAGCATCGAGCCGAAGGTGACCATCTGCCGCATGGCCTCGTTGGCTGCGGTCAGTGCCGGGTTCTTCACCGGGCCGCCAGTGGCGCCAGCGACCACAGGGCCGTGGTCTCGCACGTACTCCTGTGCCTTGCGCCAGTTGCCATACGCCGTGCAGAAGGCTTCGACGTTGTGAAGGTCGGTGAGCGCCAGCACCTTCGCGGTGAGCAGTTCGGGCACGATCATTTGCCATACCCTGGTGGCGTGCTCACCCAGCCACTCGGGCGGGTCGACGTTGGTCACCAGAGAGAAGTCAGGTTCGTCGGTATTGAGCTTGCGCTTGCCGGGATTCCCCGCCAGCACCTTCTTGGCCGTGGGTTTTGGGCGACGGCCAGAGCGCCCGGCAACCCCTGGCATCGGCGCCTCCACTAAACTTTATATTTCGCGGGTGTAAAAAAACGACTGAGGGCGCGGTGTCCGAGCGGAAAGGCCTGAACTTTAGGTCCTCCCCCTCCCCATAGACGAGATTCCGTCTCATTTGCGCCGATTTCGATCATTTTTTGATCGCCTTCGACTCCCGTTGCGTCTTCGCCTTGTGGCAGTCGCGGTTGATAGCCCTAAGGTTGCCGTCATCGTCGGTACCGCCGTGGGCCAGGGCCACGATGTGGTCAACCTCATGGGCTTCGCGGATTCGACCTAGCTGGGTGCAGTCATCGCACCGGCAGAGGTACTGGTCTCGCTTCAGAATTCGCTCACGCTTGCGGCGCCAGGGGCGACCACCACGGCCCGACCCCTTACGTGTCGCCCAGGCCTTGGCCTGTTCGGCAGCCAGCTCTGCATGACAATCGCAGTAGCTATTGGCGTTGCGGTGCAACGATCGGCAGCCCTGCGCCCGACATGGGCGTTGCGGCCTCAACGGCATGGCGAACCGTCCAAGTAGTTCTGCGGCTCGGCGTCTGGGTCTACATCTGCGCCGTCAGCCAGTGCCTCGATCAGTGCCAGGTTCTGGGTTGCGATCTGCTCGAGCAGTGCGGTCTGCTTCTGCTGCTCGGCCAACAGGTCGCTCACGCTTGGTTGCAGTTGGGCAGTGATGCCCGCCTCAAGCACGACCAGCTCACACTGGAGTCGATCAGCCGTCCCCGCCAGGTGCTGAGTCAGCCGCTCGCGCTGCTCCGCCTTGATTGGGAATGGAACGCTGATCACCAGCAGGTCGCCCTTCTTCGGGCTGAGGTTCTCGATCTGGTGTGAGAAGGTTTCTTGCTCGCTCATATGCCACCTTGGTCCATTTATTTATCCACTCGCGCCGGGCGGCGCATCCACTGCAGGACATCACATGCCACGGCGGGTCAGACCGTAGACCCCCAGGGCGCCTGCGATTTTCTCGCCTTCCACCTGGCTGATGGTGTTGACGACCTCGACGCAAGCAGCGGTGTTGGGCTCCATGCGAATGGTGATGGAAGTGATCTTCGATGCGTCCAGGCCAAGCACCTGGCAGACAGCCTGGCCAAGCTCTTGGCCAAGGATCAGGGGTTTCTTTTCCATGCGGGTTCCTCGCGCCACGAAACGGCGCATCTCGATTTCGTGGCGCGGATCATTCAACCCGCACGATCTTGGCCACGTTCCCCTTGGCCCGGCACACCAGCATGGCGGCGAGTAGGTAGAACGCAGTGTTGAACCAGGACACGTCAGCGAACTCATCGTGAAGCAATATCCGACCGATGAGGCTGACGCACTGCATGCCGGTAACCGCACATGCGGCCCAAGCCATGAGGGAGACGCCCAGCTTGTAGCGGGCATCGGGATACGGCCGGTAGCGCAGCCCGATCATCACGAAGATGACGGCGCACAGCGCGGCCTGAATAAGAGCAGCCATTCAACCCTCCTTCCTGGCCCGGAGACGGAAGAACCAGGCCCACCACCGAGGCGGCTTGCCGGTCTGCATCCACTCGATCAGGCCAGAGAACGTGATCACGCATAGAGCGCCACACACGAAGGCGCTGAACCCGGCGGTCTTGGTCCATGCCCAGCCCATCAACTCGGCAGCACCGAAGTATCCACCGATCCAGCCAGTCAGCAGGTAGCCGATCCGGCGCCAGGTGCTCATGTCCTTGGCGAATACTACGTAGAAGAAAGCCCCGCCGAAGGAGCCGACCAATGTGGCCAGGTCCAACTGCGGGAAGGCAGCACCCAGGCTGACGCTGGCAAGTAGGCCGGTCACTGCGAGGGCGCCGGTACTTGGTTCGGCCATAGGTGATGCTCCACAAAAAAGAAACCCGCCGAAGCGGGTGGGCGGTATCAGCCGCGACGCAACATTCCGCCTGGTTTGAGCTCGTCGCGAATAACCTGACGCACCTGCTCGTGTAGGCTCGACCCCAGAGCGGATTCCTTCACAAGGCCCGAGATGTATTCCATCGCCTGACCCGCCTCAAGTGCCTTGCCGTAATCGCTTTCAGCGACACCTACACCAAGCCCAGCAGCGTAGTACTGACCCTTATCGTCAACTTCGAGCCGTACCTTGAACTCGACTGGATTGAGCGTGGCGCTCTTGATCATCGCGCCGGTAATGAACACCTGGTCATCGATCACAACGAATGGGCTGCCAGGGTCTTCGACGCGCTTCACGACCTCAAGCTGGCCAGCGCCGGCCTGACGCAGAACAGTCTGGGCCGCGCGGATCTGCCGGGCCGTTTCGCCATGGAAGACGAACTTGCCCATGCGAAGAAGCTCCACGGCCTCACCTGGCTTGATGTGCAGCTCAGCAGATCCTTCGCTGTACTTACGGGATGTCAAAGTACAGGCGGCGCTGGCATCAGCTGCGCCCGCCAGGCCGCTCTGCAATGATTCGATCCGCTGGGCTAATGCCATGTCACTATCTGCGCGGCAGGGGGCATTCTCTGCCGCCTGACGGGCGAGCTTCTCGCCTGTGATGTAGCCGTCTTGATCATGGAACGCCTGGGTGTTGGTCTGGTCGTTTACTCGGCTGGTCAGGCGCGACACAGCGTTACCCAAGGCGGTCACCGTACCCTCGCGGGCCGTGACGCGGCCGGTCTGATCTGCAATTGAGTCCCGAATGGCCTGTGCCGCCTGATCGTTGGTCTGCCCGGGGCCGGCGGTGGTGATCATCTTCACCTCAGCATGTACACGGCGATTGCCTTCGTTCAGCTCAAGGCGAACATGGTCGTGAATCTTCCAGCCGGATACCCCCGGCACATAGTCGGCGCTTTGCATAAGTGGCTTCCGCAAAAATAGAATTTTGACACCCTTTATTAAACATATGTGTTTACAGTGAACACTTATGTTTATATAATTGGCTCATCAACACACAACGGAGGGTTGATGAAGTACAGCGAGTTCAGGAGGTGGTTGGAGGCCCAAGGGGTCGAGTTCTCGAAGTCAAGCAAAGGCAGTCACTTCAAGATTCGCTACAAGGACCGCCAAACGATCTTCCCGAGTCACGGAGCCAAAGAAATCGGCGAAGGCCTCAGGAAGGAAATCATCAAGCAACTGGGCCTCAAGTGAGGCCCTTCCACCTGATCGCTAAAAAGTCAGCCCAAGAGAGGAAACATGTACGACTACAAAATCGTGGCCCACGAGGAGAACGGGCATTACTGGTCGTCCTGTCCGGACGTGCCAGAGGCTCACAGCGTCGGGGACACCCTGGAAGAACTGCTCGAGAATGCAGTCGAGGGAATCACCCTGGCGCTGTCGATCTACGTTGAGCGGCGACAGCTCTTGCCTGAGGTTACCGATCGCGGCGATCACGTTGTCCGTCTTCCGGTAATCACCGTGGCAAAAGGACTGCTGTGGGACATGATGCTGCGATGCAAGATGACTCGCACTGATCTGGCAGATGCCTTGGGGATCTCACCCACTGCTGCCGGCCGCCTGGTTGATTTCGAGCACACCTCGAAATTGGAAAGCCTTGAGAACGCATTGGCCCTCTTCAGCCTCCGGCTGCAGGTCACTGCTGTCGAGTCATACGCAATTGGCACTGCGGCGATTGCTCGCCAGGGCATGGAGCCATAACGCAAAAACCCCGGCTGTAATGGCCGGGGTTTCTCTGTATCGCGTTGTTTGCAAGCTGGACACGCTGCTATGAAAACAGGTGTTTATCCGCCCGCATACAACTTTTTACGCAGCCTCTCGAATTTCTTCGAGCGCGCAATCGATCCATGCCACGCCAGCCTTGATAATCTCCCTTGCCTTTCGCTCGGACATGCCCGCCTCCCTTCCAACCCGCATAGCCGGATGCTTTGAGCCGTAATAGGCCCACACAAAGTCGCCCATCTGCTGGTTGCGCTTTGTCAGCCTGGCCACGGCGCCATCGATGATCAGCGCCAGATCGTCGGTGATGACGTGCTGCCGAATACCGCCCTCGCTGGGCACGTTGTCGCGCATAAGCGCGTAGAGCGGTGACACGTAGCGAGGTACCCCCATCTCGCACATCCGCCACCAACCCCACTGCTCGAGCATGTATTCGGTATCACCGAGGGCCTTGTCCACGTAGGTTCGTTTCTTCATGCAGCCCTCCGGGGCGTAGGGTCGGTGTCGAGGCCGAACAGGTCGCGCAACAGCTTGTCAGCGTGTTTGTTCTTGGCGTTGCCCTCGCTGATCCATCCCTTGGCAAACTGCTCGAATCCCACATTGGCGCGGGCAGCGTGCCAGTCAGCTACGATGTCCATCAGCGCTGCCGAGGCGATGCGGCCATTGTTCTGTTCTAGGAGCATGCGGTTACCCACCTTGAGGAATTTGCACTCAACGGCGGTCAGGCTCTTGCGCGGCAGGGCCGCAGTAACGTTGCTCATCGTGCGGCACTCCATACGTGCAGAATTTCATCAGGGCGCTGGTCGGTACGCGCCTCCACTGATACAGCCCTGGCCCAGGACCGATAGGCCGCTTCCGGTGTGTCGCCAGCGCCAGCCCAAGGGTGCTGCTGGGACATGCAGCGCCAAGTGCCTGCGTAGCGCCAGATCCTGACCTTGGGCAGCCGGCCGGTGAAGCCGACCTTATGAACCGCCAGCCAGTCCTTGACTGCCGGCCAGATGATCGCTTGCTCAGCCTTCTCGAACTTGGTCTCACGGCCGCTGGAAGACTCGGCCAAGCCGTAGTCCTCATTGGCCACCCATAACACGAAGCCGGTAGGCTTGTGTTCCAGTTTGTAGCCCTTCTGGAGCCAGCCCCAGTCGCCCGGGAAGTCCCGCAGCGATGCCGCAATCAGCTCCGCCTCTGGATAGCGCTCAACCTCGACCACTTGCGCCTCTGGCGGGAGGATGGCCATACCGTCAGTAACCTCAGCCTTGGTCTGATATCCCTTGGGCTCGGACACGGGCGCCAGCACCCTGGCAATTAGCTTGAGAGGGTTCATCGCAACACCTCTAGGTCTTCGTCCACCACCCGCACGCACTCGTCGTACAGCTCCTTTGATACTCGGGCGTTCAGTTCGCGCAGAATGGCCTTGTCCCGGCCCTGCCAGGCTGGGCAATTGCGCCGCCCCTCCACGCGCAGCGCTCGCATGTGCTGCACCAGACGCTGCCGGTCGCGGTTGATGTGCTTGAGCGCGGCCTTGGCCCGGTGGTACCAGTCGGGGTTGGCGTACTTGCCTTCGGATACCGCCCTGCCCTTGGCCTGGCCAATCTGGCACTCGAGGCGGATGGCATCACGGCATAACGTCTCCTCGAGCACCTCGCACTGGGCCAGGGTGGGGGGCAGCTCAATCGGCCCGCGTGGGCCGGTGGCCGGCTCAGTGGTTTTGCCGCTGGCAATGGGCTGCTCAGCGCCAGCACGCTTCGTGACAGTCACCGATACGACAGGCCGAGACGGGGTGCGTGCTGGCGGTTTGTGGCCTGGCCACAGATCAGATAGCTTCATACTGGGTTCCTTTGGTGCGGTGACGGCCGGCAAATGTCCTGCCCATCTCGACTTCTTCGTTGCTCGGCTGGTAGCCGACCAGCTCGGCAAACCTGTGGTAGGCGCCCTGGTGCTGCACGCGGCAGATGCCGGTTTCGCCATGGCGGTTCTTGTCCACGATCAGCTCGGTGACGCCGGACTGCCCTTCCTCGGATTCGCTGTCCCGGTGGACCAGCACCACCACATCGGCGTCAGCCTCGATCTGGCCAGAGTCACGCAGGTCGCTCTTGGTGGGACGCTTGTTGGCACGGCTGTTAGGGCCCCGGTTCAGCTGCGCAAGCACCATCACTGGCACGCCGAGCTCCTTAGCCAGCCGCTTGATGGACTTACTGATATCGGTGACCTGCTCGTATCGGCTGGCTGACTTGCTTTCGCCGTTGACCAGGCCGATGTAGTCCAGCGTGACGGAACCCAGGCCATGCTCGCGCTTGACCGTCCGGCAGATCTGCCTGATATCCCGCATGGTCAAGGAGGCGTCATCGCAGAAAATTAACGGCGCGCCATCGAGCCTGCTTACCGCAGCCGTCAGTCCCGGCCAATCGCTGTCAGCCATCGAATGCCCCTCGGTGATGTGCTTGAGCTGCACGCTTCCCACGGAAGCCAAGGAACGGTTAGTGAGCTCTACGTCGGTCATCTCAAGGCTGAACACTAGCGAAGTAGACTTGGCCACCAACGCCACCCGCTCTGCGATTCCCAGACCCAGGGTCGTCTTGCCGCTGCCTGGGGCGCCAGCGATTACGACCATGTGCCCAGGGCAAACGCCGGGAATGAACTTGTCGAGCGATGGCAGGCCGGTGTCGAAGCCCAGCACCACCTCACGATTGAATCGGCGATCAATCCCGTCGATTGCCTCGGGCAGAATCTCGCCTACGAAGCGGTACCGCTTGCGGGAATCCAGACCCTCAGCTTCGAGCGCAACCCAGGCCTGCTGCCCCTGCGCCAGCACTTCATCCAGCGAGTCGCCGTCTTTCAGGCGCTCCGACATGATGTGCGCAGCAGCGATAACCCGGCGGGCCACCGACCGCTGCTTCACGATCCGGGCGTACTCAGCGAAGTTCGCCGCGCTCGGCGTGTTGTGAGCGATGTGAGCAGCAACTGCCAGGGTTCCACGACCGTCTGCCAGGGCCGGCCTGGCATCTGAGAGGGTTACCACGTCGATCTGCCGCCCCTTCGTCTTGAGCGCCAGCAACAGCTCGAACAGCTCAGCACAGTCGGGCTGGTAGAAATCAGCGACCTCAAGCTTCACGTCGTCAATGAGCGCTGGCTGGTGGATCATGGCGCCGATCAGGGCATGCTCTGACTCAGGGCTGTGCAACCGTGACACATCCTGTGTCCCAGCCGCGTATTCTTGATTGATCATGCTCCACCCCCGATGCGCGCCGACGACCAGGTGAATGGGGCCAACAGGCCGCTGTTCTCACGCAGACGGTCCATGGCTCGCGGTCCAATGAAGGCTGGCAGTTGCTCGCGGTCTTGGTTGCTGATCAGGATCGTAGGGCGCACAAGCTGGTAACGGCGGTCGATCACCTCATGCAGCAGACTGGGCATGAAATCCTTACCCGGGCGTGGCGTGTGCATCCCCACCTCGTCGATCACCAGCAAGTCGACGGCGGCCAATTCGGCCAGCAGGTCGGACTTCGACGGCCCGGCGTTGCTACGGAAGCTGTCCGTCACGGCCTGCATGATTGCCTCGGCCGTAACAATCAGGCCCTTAGCGCCGAATTCCCGCACGACGTGCTGAAGGATGGCGCATGCAAGGTGGGTTTTACCGTTCCCGACCTCGCCCAGCAGCATCAGTGCGCGGCCGGCCCGGTAGTGACCTTCGAACTCCTCGGCGTAACGCCGGCAGATAGACTGAGCGCGGCCCTTGGCCGAATCGGCGCTGGTGATGAAGTTGTCGAACGTGCATCCACGAAAGCGCGGCGTGATTCCAGTGGCGAACAAGTCGCGATTGAGTTCGTCGGCTTCCTTGCTGGCGTACGCAGCGTCTCTCACGTTGGCTTCGCACTGGAGATTCAGCGCCTCCCAGCGGCAGCGAGGGCAATCAGTTGCCTTCCATCCGCCATCGAACTGCTCGACCTGCTTCGTTTCGTACTGGCCATGACCTGGTGCTTCGCAATTGGCAATACTGGTAGCGCGCTCGGCAGGCGTTGGGCTGAATTTAGATGTAGTCATCGGGGTACATCTCCTGATGATGAGCGGGCACTTGGAGGACTGCGCTGGCGCCGCCGTTCGTGCCGGCGACGGATCCGAGGGCGCTATCGGGGAACAGTCCCGTCCAGCCCTTGCCGATCGACAACTTGATGACAGCGTCTGGATTTGGGTGATTGGCTAGATCTTCGGCCTGCTGCTTGCAGCTGGTGGCAGTGAGCGGCTTGCGGATCTCCTTGCGGTGTTGGCACCAGTCAGCCCATGTCTCAGCCGACACGTTCGCAGGCTTCGCGAGCGATGGATCGAACTTGGCTGACTTTTCCCCAGCAGGCTTGCCTGCACGCTTCTTTGGTTTATTGACGGATAACTGACGGATAGATGACGGATTGGGTGCAGCTGGTGCACCCCGTTCTGTCTTCATTTGCACCCCGTTCTGTTGTGAGCTGCACCCCGTAGCGTCTTCATTTGCACCCCGTTCGGCATCCTCATCTTCGCGGGGTGCAGCTGGTGCACCCCGATTTTCGACCATGTCGTAAACGACCGGGCGTCGGTCATAGCGATCAATGTAGGCCGCGGCTATCGCCTGGTTTCCGCGCCGGATGACTCCAGCGGCTTCCAGGGCATCAAGCTTGTAGCGGATGGTCCGCTCGGAGAGACCGGTGTCATCCGACAGGCTCGACGCTGAAGGAAACGCCCCGCGTCCGTTCTTGTCGGCGTAGTTGGCCAGGCACAGAAGCACGTGCCGACACGTCGGGTCGGTGACCACGCGCTGCTCGAGCGCCCAGGTCATGGATTGGATGCTCACAGCTGCAACTCCTCACAAACGCGGCGTACGTACTGGTCATACGATTCCTCGAAGATCCAGCCATGTTGCTCAAGAAACGCCCGTTGCTGTTTCACCCACTCGTAGAATTGCCAGCGGGCTTCTTCCGGGAACAGCTTGAACAGATCACAGCAAGGCCATCCGCTCGGCATGATTAACGCGCCAGCGCGCTGCGGGAGCACCTGGGCATGGTTTGAGGTCGTGGTCATTGGAGGGTCTCCGATCCGGCGCCAGTAGTCCCAAGGATGTGCTGGCCCAGCTCGGTCAGCGATCCCCCCGCGAGACGGCGCACAAGGATGCCAAGGGCCGTGGTGGCGTTAATTGCCTCCACGGCCATGGTCGCTTTGATTTGAGCGTTGTCAGCTGACAGGGTCGCGATGGTCCCCAGCCGAACCTTATCGCCGGCGTTGTAAGCCGCGCAGGCCAACTCCAGGTTGCTCAGATGGCTATAACCATCAGGCGGGATCGGACTGATAAGTGCGCTGGCGACAGGGATCAGTTGGTCGGGATACGGTGTGCCTTGGAGAAGGTGCTGGCGCATAGCGTCCCAGTGCTCCTGGGACACAGCCGCGGCGTCATTACCTGTCTTGCGATCGAACAACACCTTGAGCGCGTAGAAAGCCCGTATGAGGTCGATGTGAGTGTCGTCCTCTTTCTCGATTTGGTACTCAGGCTCGTTGATCACGTCGAGCGTGTCTTTGACGACCTCGAAGCACTTCAAGAGCAGGGCCGCGTCGGTGTACTTCCGAAAGGCCTCTTCGCTGATCACTTCCACCTCAGTCGGCGAAGGGAAATTCAGTACATTGGTCATTCGGACCTCCGCTTGATTTTGAACCGTCCTTGGGGAATTTCGGGGTGGGTAGCGCGCTCGGCGGTCTCGTACGCGCATTCGGTAACGAACCGGTCGAACCGCTGTGTGACGGCTGGTTTAGGCCAGATGGCGAAGGGCTGCCCGCCTTCGTCGGCGTGGCGGCTGCGGACGAAGGCGTACGGCAATGGCGCCCTGGTCACCTCGCGCATGACCAGATTCACCACCCAGGCCGGCAGGCCATGGCGACGATTGATGCGGTCGCGAATGGTGGTGATGGTTTCGAAGCCGCTGGGCACCGAATCGAGGTAGCGGACCTGCTCCAGCCTGGTGGTGCGGTCCTCGACGCGCTCCAGAGCCACCTGGTGGGCGGCCTGCTGGCGCTCGATCGCCACCAACTGATTCGCGCTGGCGGCAATCAGCTCGGCCTGGGTCATGGGGCGCTGCGCCATCTGCTCAAGTTCGTTGAGTTTTTCCGCGACGCGACGGCGGACGGCTTTCGACTCACGCATCCCAACCAGAAGGCACTGGTCTCGATTCAGGTCGTAACAGTCCATCAGCGCCCCGCTTTGGGGGTGTGCAATCTTTCTGCACACCCCAAGCTCACCTTCAAGCTCGTCCTCAATTTTGGCAATCAGCTGATCGTTGCGGATCCTCGGCTCGCCGGCCTGCTCACGCGCATCGTTGATCAGATCGCGTAGCTGCGTGCTGGGCATGGTTCTGCAATTGGTGGTGATCAAGCTCATGCCGCACCTCCCGCGCCACGTTTTGCAGGATTGTTTTTTTGTGGCGCGCGGCCTGGGGTTTGAAGGTTGCTTTCAGCATCATTGATCAGCTTTTCAAGATGCTCCCCATGCCCCTGAAGCTCACTCCCGGCCAAGCGCAGACCTACCAGCAGGCCGCCTAGGACATAGCCGTCCAAGGCCTGCTGACAGAGGTACGGGTCGTTGTTGCCAACAGTCGCGATGAACCTGCCCAAGGCGTCAACGAAGTAACCCAGATTACCCACCGCCTCGGCTGTATCTTTGAGGCTATCAACAGCGATAGCTGGCCCGTTCATGGCTTCACCTCATGACGCTTGAGCGCGTACTGAGCGCTTCGGGTGATGGTCGTTGCGATGTCGGCCAACAGGCTCAGTGCGCGTAACTCATTGAGATAAACGTCTTCCCCGTAGTTGACGCAGAACGCCAGGCGTTCAGTGAGCTGGTGAAGACCCTCGCTGACATCCGCTGCGTACTGCAGGCCGACCTCCATCGGCACGTTCTCATTGATCCGAAACAGATCAGGGTCGCCCATATTGGGCTGGCCGAACTCCATCTGGTTGAGGTTTGGGAGTTGCGCGGGTGATGGCGCGGTGGTATTTTCGTTTTGCATCGTTTTGTCCTTCTGCAGACAAAGTGGTACCAAAGCCACCCGTTGGCCCGGGTAGCAACTAAGAAGCTCAGCTAAGGCTGGGCTTTTTTGTGGGCGGTCGAAAAAGTCAGCCGCTCAGCAAAAAGAGGGATTGAGAGGCCTTCATGGGGAGGCCTGCGCGGTACTGGATGGGTGAACAGCCACCCCAGTGGAGCTGCGCAGATTGGAGGTTGGGGGTATCGTTTGCGTCAAGGTCGGCGGAGCCTCATTGCCGGCAGTTGCACAACGGTTGAGGATCCGGAACTCAATGACCTCGATGCGTCCATCCTCGAAAACGCGGACACGAATATCGCGAGACGATTTAGCCATCTGCGAAATCGCGCTTTGGGTAACGCCAACGGCCTTGGCAAGCTGCGGCTGGGTGCCTTTGCACCGAAGGAAGTCAGCCAGCTTAATTTCTTTCATGATGACTTCTCGATCAGGAACTCATCCAAATATTAGCCACGCTTTATTTTCGCCGCAAGCGTTGATTAGCACGGCTGGTTGCAAGATATAAGCTCTGCTAATAGGGTTCGCACATGATAACCAGACACAGACGCACACTTACGCCTGAAGAGATTGCCGAGAGCGCAAGGCTCAAGGACATCTATAACAAGCGAAAATCAGAGGCCCGCAGCAGAGGGATCACTCTTACTCAGACAGAGATCGGGGAGCGGTGTGAGTGGAAATCCCCACAGAGCACTGTTAACCAATATATGACTGGTAAGCTTGCTCTGAATCTGGATGCTCTCATGCGGCTATCCAAAGCTTTGGATTTCGCGCCAGAAGATGTTAGCCCCAGGCTCGCCCAGAGTGTTCAGCATCTCACCTACCCGTCCATTCAAGCTGGCAACGTCGAGCCAGGCCCTCCAATCACAACCGCACCTCGAAGGATCGAAATCGTGGGTACCGCCCAGCTTGGGAATGATGGCTATTGGGTGGGCTTGGATAACTCAGACGGATGGGTAGAAACTTGGTCCAGGGATGAGGATGCCTATGCGTTGCGACTGAAGGGCGATTCAATGGCCCCAGCTATCCGTAGTGGGTGGGTCGCGGTGTGCGAGCCTAATCATCGGCTCGTTCCAGGGGAGTATGTGATGGTGACCACTTCCGACGGGCAGAGCATGGTCAAGGAGCTTCTCTTCGAAAGCGAGGATGGAGTCAGTGTGATGTCCGTGAACTCGGCATACGAACGCCGAACCATAGACTGGTCAGACATAGACAAAATCCACTACGTCGGGAACATATTGGCACCAAGCAAGATTCTCAGCAGGATCTAGGCAGATCGCCTCATCACGAACCCGCCATCCGGCGGGTTTTTTGCAACCATCAGAAAATAAATTAGCTGCGCTGTTGACATAAAAATAAAGCACAGCTAATTTTACTGACACCAACACACAGCACGGAGCACCACCATGACCGCAGCAGCAGCCACAACCATCACCGCCGGATCCTGGCAAGGCTTTCTCGGACGCGGCCTGGCTGAGCGCGAGCTGCAATGTGTGCTTGGGGTGGCTCAGGGCCAGAGCAGCAAGGAGCTTGGTCGTGATCTGGGCATCGCTGCTGACACTGTGAAAAAAAGGGTCGCGTCGGCGATGTTCAAGCTGCAGGTTAACCGCCGGGCGGCGCTGGTCGGCGAGGCAATGAGGCGTGGACTGATCTCGCCTGCCGCGATCCTGGCTGCGATCTTGGCAGTTCACGGCGCGATGAGTGATGACCAGTTCCTGCGGGTCCGCCGGAGTGGTGGCAGCAGCGAACGGAAGGTCGAGCTTCGCGTTGCGGCGCGACGGGTTGAGCAGCAACTGGTGGCGTAAGCAGCGGCGAGCGCCTTCGATGAGGGGGTTGTCCGGTGCTGAGGCACCATTTGGCAGGACGCGGTTTGGCACGCTCCGGCTTGGCATGGCTAGGTTGGGCCTGGCACGGCAAGGGCTGTTTACAGCGGTCTGCCCTTTCGATGAGAGGGCTTTCCGGTGGCGATAGCTGCCACGCGGCACGGCAACGCAAGCTCCGGCCCGGTTAGGCGAGGTGCGGCGGGCTTTGGCATGGGCTGTAATCAGCGGCCTGCGCTTCTTCGGGAGCGTAGTCCGGTGGCGATAGCTACCACTCGGTTTGGCTGGGCCAGGCACGGCTCGGCGAGGCTTGGCTAGGCATGGCGCGCCAGGGCAAGGGCTGATTTCTCAGCGTACAGCACGTCTGCGGGTGTGTTGTGCGGTGTGAAAACACCATGAGGCATGGCTGGTTTCGGTAGGGCTGGGCCGGGTGCGGCATGGTTCGGTCTGGTGCGGCAGGGGCTGTTGGTCAGCGTAATGGCCATTCGTTGAGTGGTCATTGCGGTGCGAAGGCACCGTGCGGCACGGCATGGCTTTGTATGGCTGGGTTCGGCTCGGCATGGCCTGGCAAGGCTCGGCAAGGGCGGTAATCCGCACGGGGTCACCAGCGTAACTGGTGACAACTTCAAAGCAACTTCCCGAGAGGTTGTTTTGAAGTTCCAACACGCAAAGCATCGTGCATCGCATATGGCGAAAAGGCACACGCAGCTATCAATTGGAGATCCACATGCAAACGCTGAAAGTTAAAATCGTAGGCACCCGTCCGCTTCTCGTTCACGCCGACGTGTTCGCCGATCCGCTGAACAAGTTGACCAAATCGCATAAGCAACTGACTTCGAAGCGCAAAAAGTCTGACGAGGATCACGAACTTATCGCCCGCAGCGAATGGCGAGGTGGCTTGTACTTCTCCGAAGATGTTGGCCCATACTTGCCTGGCATTAACATCGAATCTGCCCTCGTCGCCGGCGGCAAACTTTCTAAGATGGGCACCCAGCTCAAGCGCTCTGTCGAGATCATGGATACCCGCTGCCCGATCATCTACGAAGGCCCGCGCAGCGTTGAAGGCCTGTGGGATGAGCAGTTCTACGACGCTCGCTCGGTCAAGGTCGGCACCGCCAGGATCACAAGGTACCGCCCCCTCTTCCGCTCCTGGGCGGTGGTCTGCGAGATCGCCTACGACCAAGAATCCATCGACCGCGACCAGGTGTTGAAGTGCCTGGAGGATGCCGGACAGTACTGCGGTGTCGGCGACTACCGCCCCAAATTCGGCCGCTTCGCCGTAGAGGTGCTGTAATGGCTGTCGTGCCGCTCAAGCCGAACACTTGGAGCCTGGAGAAAGCGATCGAGCAGTTCAAGGCTGACAAGTTCGAAGATGGCCAGCTCATCAGTCACGCCTGGCTGGAGTGGGCGCTCAACTTGCCGAAGCCGACCAGTGCGAAGGAAATGGTCAACTGCCAGTTCATTATTTTGGATCGGGTCGAGCAGTTCAAAGAAGCCTTGCTGACCCAGCACCAGATCTACATCGTCAGTGTGCGCGGCAAGGGATATCGAATTGTTCCGCCAAGCGACCAGGCATTTATCGCAGTCGACAATGCGATGCAGGGAGTTCGCCGCGAGTTCAATAAGTGCGAGAAGGTGATGAAAAACACTCGCCTCGGTGAACTTGATGCTGATCAAATAAAGCGGCACACGGATGCACAGTTGAAAGTGTCTGCAATCGCCGGGATGGTCGGCAAAGGAAAGCGCGAAGTATTTAGCCTGTTCAAGGCGTAACTTCCGCCCAGTAGCACCGCAACTTAACTCGAAAGCCAAGTTACTCGGCAGGCCCTCGGCTTGCCTGAAATAAGGAGATTCACCAATGCTCATGCTCAGCCGCAACACCGGAAAATCCATCGTCATCGGCGGCAACATCTGGGTTACCGTAGCCAGCGTCAATGGCCAGCAGGTCCGCCTCGGCATCGTGGCCCCGGCTGGAGTGGTCGTAGATCGCGAGGAGATCCATCAGCGTCGTGTTACCGAGGGTACCGCCCAGGAGTCGACATTCCATATCGACGACCACGTTCGCATGATGGCCGACGCGCGCCGGTACCGGTGGTTACGCCAGCATGGCCACATTCAGGATGCATACGGCATGCTCCTCGCTTTGAGCGGGCAAGACAGCCTCGACTCCGCCCAAATGGATAGTGAGATCGACACCGCCCTGCGCCTGGAAGCCCAACAGCAGGTGGAGCAGGAGAAGCAGCCATGACCCGCGCCACCATGCTCTTGCTGCTGTGGGATGCCCTGCAGCAGCGCCAAACCACATTTGGGCAAGTGCTCGACCTGTCCGCCGCCTGCGGCCTGGACGGGCGCCGCGTGCTGGCCGACCACTTCGCCTCAGCTCAATCTCACAGGCATGAAAGGACGCTCATTCGAAACCGAGTGATCACCGGAGGAGAGTGTGCGGGCCCGGTTGAGGCCCCAGCTCAGTCCTTCACCGGGGTTGGCGTGCGGGGTGGAGTCGTAGAACTCTTCGAGAAGCGGTTTCCCTCTGCCGCTGTATACCCCCACGAAAACCTGCGTGGCACGGCACCGCGACAAGCGAGCCATCACACTGATCATCGTCCCATCGCTGAGGGATTCTTCATGCTTTGTATCAGGCAGAAGGTGGTCGGCCCAGTCCCAATACTTACTGCCACGTTGAAGGCTGGTCATCGGCTGATCCTCAATATGGTTAATCTCCAGTGGGGCAGGATTTACGCCTATCGCCACCCATTGTCAAAGCTGTCTCATGCACGTTACAGCTGCAACGTTTCAGGAGGTGCGGCATGAAGCGTAGAGCAATCAACCCCGCCGCCCTCCCCGCCGTGGGCCAGCCCCTGGGTGGCGGCTTTTACGCCGGCCGGATCTTCTTCGACGGCGCCGAGCATGCGGTGATCGATGCCGGGCGCGAGTTTGAGGTTGCCGCCCACTGGTGGCAGGAAGAAGGCCCACGCCCGCGTATCCGTGGCGCCACATCGCGCTTCGATGGGATGGCCAACACTCAGGCTATGGCCGCCGAGGGCAGCGCCATCGCCCGCAAGGTGCTGGGAATGAACATTCGTGGTACGTGGGGCTGGCACATCCCGTCGATCGAGGAGCTGCAGGTGTTGCGCTGCAACCTGCTGCAACTGCCGGACTGGGGCCACGATGGGTTGAACACGGTCAGGAATGCGGCCCAGGCGTTCGGCCTCAGCGAGTACTGGACCAGCAGTCAGAAGTCGAACGCAGCGACTGCCTGGTGCCTGCACATGCTGCCCTGGGGCGTACCTGACACTAACTGGGTGAGCAAGTGCAAAGGCGTCAGGCCGGTGCGCACGCTGCTGATCAGTCAGCAAGCGTTCATCCATCCGGCAGCGACCGACACGTCACTCACCGAGGCGGACCTGCGCGGTCTGGCCAACCAGCAGGCCGTGGCCACAGTGCTCGAGCGGTTCTTGAATGAGGACACAGGGAAATTCTACGGGCGCACCGAGGCGCTGGTAGCCGAGCTGGCGGCGCTGGCTGTGCCTGCCGTGACAGATCGCCGTGACAACCCAAACCTGACGCATCAGGTGGAGTAGATCAATGCGCTACATGACCGTCAGAAAATTCGCCAGCGAGTCTGGCTACTCCGAAGACGCGATCCGCTCCAAGATCCGCGACGGGATCTGGCGGCTCGGTGAGATATGGCTAAAAGCGCCGGATGGCCGGACGCTGATTGACATGGAAGGATATGAATCATGGGTAGAGGCGGGAGCGGGGTCAGGGCAGTCTCAGACTCGAGCATCGAGATCACGTTCATGTACCGGGGTGTTCGGTGCCGCGAGCGCGTCGCGCTCAAGCCCACCGCCACTAATCTGAAAAAGGCCCAGCTGCACAAGGCAGCGATCGAGCACGCGATTGCTCAGGGGACGTTCGACTATGCCGTCACGTTCCCAGGATCGGCACGCGCGGCCAAGTTCGCGCCGGAGTCGAGCCGGGAAACTGTTGGCGGCTTCCTCACGCGATGGCTTGAGGCCAAGAGGAAACACGTCTCCAGCAGCACGTTCGAGGGGTATCGAAAGATCGTCGAACTGAGGCTTGTTCCTTCGCTCGGGCACCACCTGGTCGTGGACTTCAAGCGCAAGATGGTGCGGGACTGGCTCGATGGCCTTGAGGTCAGTAACAAAACGCTGAGCAACATCCAGAGTTGCCTGCGCTCTGCGCTTAACGACGCTGTCGACGAGGAGCTGCTGGACATGAACCCATTGGCCGGCTGGACATATGCCCGTAAGGAGGCGCCACCGCGGGATGATGATGTGGACCCCTTCTCGCCCGAAGAACAGCAAGCAATCCTGACTGCGCTGACCGGCCAGGCGCGCAACATGGTGCAGTTCGCGCTGTGGACAGGTCTGCGCACCAGCGAGCTGGTGGCGCTCGAATGGGGGGACGTGGACTGGGTCCGGGGTGAAGTGGTGATCAGCAGGGCAATGACCCAGGCCGCAGGTGGAGAGGCCGAGGTCACCAAGACAGCCGCCGGCCGGCGCTCGGTGAAGCTTCTCCGCCCTGCTCTCGAAGCCCTCACGGCGCAGAAGGCGCATACGTTCCTGGCTGATGCCGAGGTCTTCCAGAACCCGCGGACGCTTGAGCGCTGGGCAGGAGATCAACCGATCCGGAAAACCATGTGGCACCCGGCAATGAAGAAAGCCGGCGTCCGGTACCGGCGCCCGTACCAGACCAGGCACACCTACGCATCCATGATGCTCTCGGCTGGAGAGCATCCTATGTGGGTGGCCAAGCAGATGGGTCATAGCGACTGGACGATGATTGCAAGGGTATACGGGAGATGGATGCCTTCAGCTGACAATGATGCGGGCGGAAAGGCTGAGCAGATGTGGTTAGAAAAACCTGTTGACGGAAAGCCTCTTAAAATGATGAAGTAAAAAAGGAATTCGGGGCTCTCGAAAGGAGCCTCGTTGAATACGAAATGTTCAAAAGAAGGAAATCTCTCTATGGCTTACTCGAGCCTGTTTTCTGTTCTTCACGATGAAAAAAACCCTGTCGGCAACATCGGTCGAGGCACTCACTACTCTGTTTTGAGCTGTGCTCAGTGGCATAATCAATTTATTCAGCATCACGCTACTGGCCACGCCGAAATACAGAAATTCGCAATTATTTGGGATGAAGATCATGATGATCGCATTATTCCCGTAATTGAAGCTGCGTATCTACAATCCTTGATGGCTCCAGTTAAGTTCATTGGCGAACGGAAAGGGCATCTTTCTGTTATCGTTGATCCAGTTTTCTGGAAGTTTTGTAGCAACAAGCGGGACTATATCCAGGCATGGGAAAAGCTCGCCGGCAGCGTGAATGATGACTGGTGGAGTTGTGAGGTGCAGTCGGAGGAGGAGATGTCCGAATCGGGCATCATTCATCCGAGGAACAAGATGGTCGTATACCTCAAGAATATCGACAATCTTTGGTCGCTTGGGGTAGCTCCATACAAAGCACCGTACCGCATAGCGGTGGCTACGCAAGCTGGGGATGATGATCCTCTGATCTGAATGACAGCTTTATGGCAGCAACCTATCCGAATTGCTTGAAAAACAGACGCTAGACGGGGGTTCAAATCCCCCCGGCTCCACCAAATTGACGAAGGAAGGCGCCTAATAGGCGTCTTTTTTTATGCCTGCAATCTAAGAAATACTGGACACTCAACGCCATTAGTGTGCAGGAAAGATGAGACATAGCTGGGTTTTTGAGCAATCCAAATGGCATGTCAAGTCCCGTACATATTAATTTATGAAGTACCAATTCAAAATCTGAAGCTCCAATTTACGCACAGGCACACGCTTCTTTGAACCCAAAACAATCTGTATTACCTACCGAAACAGAGTAGGTCCAATATGATGGCTGCAGACTCCAAATGCAGGTACGAAACAGTTACGGCGCAGCTTGAGCTAGAGACACCTTCGACGAAAAATTATGAGTCAAATTTTTGACGATTTACCGAATAGCTGTTTGCATGTACAGTGCTCGGCATGCCCAAGGAGTATAGAATCGCAGGCATTCATTCTGATAAAGACTCTTCCCAACTCGCGATAATGGGATAAAATGGTGACCTACCGTCACAGATTCAACCCAGAGGTATTGATGAGCGTTTTGAATAGCGATGGCGTTTCCCTGCGGCCTGTTGTAGCACCTCTGCACGAACGCATTGGCGGAACCGCCAGCGACGACCTGGCACTGATCAACCAACTGCTGGAGATCTACGATCAGGGCTTTCTGGCCAAGGTCCTCAATGAGGCCAGTCCTGGGCACTGGTGCCGTGAAACTATCAACAGATGGGTAAAGGGAAAGGCTTCACCAAAACTCTCTCATCGCGATTTCAGCGCTCTGAAGGGATTACTCCCCGCCAAGGTTAAAGGGGAGCGGACTTTCACATTTATCGACTTGTTTGCCGGTATCGGCGGAATTAGAAAGGGGTTCGAAGCCATCGGCGGAGAGTGCCTTTTTACATCGGAATGGAACCAGTACGCTGTGCGGACCTATAAGGCCAATCACCACTGCGACCCCGAGCGTCATCGCTTCAACTCGGATATCCGGTCGGCGACCCTTTCCGACAAGCCCGAGATTAGCGATGAAGAGGCCTACCGCCATATCGACCGAGAGATTCCGGATCATGATGTACTTCTGGCCGGCTTTCCTTGCCAGCCATTCTCGCTGGCCGGCGTGTCCAAGAAGAACTCGTTGGGCCGCAAGCACGGGTTCGAATGCGAAACTCAAGGTACACTGTTTTTCGACGTGGCTCGCATCCTCGCGGCCAAGCGTCCGGCAGCTTTTCTGCTGGAAAACGTGAAGAACCTTAAGAGCCATGATAAGGGCAATACCTTCCGCATCATCTGCGAAACTCTAAACGAGCTCGGCTACGAGGTGGCGGACGTCAATGCGCCCAAAGGGGCGGATCCGAAGGTTGTGGATGCCACGAAATTCCTACCCCAGCATCGTGAACGTATCGTGCTTGTCGGCTTCCGACGTGATCTGAACGTGCATCAGAGCTTCACCCTAAAGGACATTGCAAAATACTATCCCGCTGAGCGGCCTTCTTTCGGGGACCTTCTAGACAAAGACGTCGACAGTAAGTACACGCTGACGCCCAAGCTCTGGGAGTATCTCTACAAGTACGCACAGAAGCACCGTGAAAAGGGTAATGGGTTCGGCTTCGGTCTGACCGGCCCAGACAGCGTCGCCCGCACACTATCCGCCCGTTACCACAAGGACGGTTCGGAGATCCTTGTCGATCGCGGTTTCAACGAGGGTTTGGACTTTTATGACGAGCTCAACCAGATGAACCGGCCCCGTCGCCTCACGCCTCAGGAGTGCGCGCGCCTAATGGGCTTCGACAGGCCCGGGGAGAGTACATTTGTCATCCCCGTTTCCGATACCCAAGCGTATCGGCAGTTCGGCAACTCCGTGGCGGTGCCGGTGTTCGAGGCTGTGGCCAGACTGATGAAGGACAGGATCTTGGCGGCTAAGGCCAAGACTAGCGATGTCGATCAGGCTCAGCTGGAGATGGCGCTCGCTAACTGAGCATAGCTTGATAATATTGCGGCTCTTCGAATCTCGAGTATTTCCAACTCAAGGCGGCCGCAATATCCAAGTACCACCCTTGGTAGCGTCTGCCCATTTACCGCTTGAGCATGTTTCACGCAGGCTGCGTCGCCCGGGCGCCGTTGCTAAAGGCATTACTCGTGGCGACCAATGATTGTTCCTTAATTTGCTCTAGTGTGGAAAGCAGTGCAGCGAGAGTCTGCTCGTTGTTCTTCAGCTGGCATTCCCAAACGACAAGCACCCGCCAGCCCGCCTTTTCCAGACTACCGGTGTTTATCAAATCCCGGGCAACATTTTTCTGAAATTTATCATTCCAGAATTCTGGTCTGGTTTTCGGATTCGTCGCGTAGCGGCAGCGTGGATGCCGATGCCAGAAGCAGCCGTGAACGAATATGCAGACTTTCAGTTTTGGAAACACAAGGTCGGGATTGCCTGGCAGGTCCTTGCGGTGGATGCGAAATCGATAGCCATGAGCGTGGAGGAATCTTCGTACCATCAACTCCGGTTTTGTGTTCTTTCCACGAATGCTCGACATCATTCGTGATCGGGTCGGGGAATCTACAATGTCCATATAGTCTCCAACAACAACGGCCTTGGGCCATGATTATTTGCAACACCGTTGTGGTATTGCACCCTGTTAGATACCACACCCGCCAAGACGTTCACATGCAAAAAGCCGAAGCAGGCCGTAAGCACAATCCTTCAGCACCCGGTATGGTTATTGGGCCTTACGCACCGCGCTATGGTAGATCAGAGCAAATTCTCGCTAAAATCCAGTAGTTTCTGGCCAAGTCAGGTCGATGAATTGATTGCCGATGCGTAATACTTTGTCAGCACTCTCTTAGCGCCTTGCTCGGATGTTATGAATACACTAACCTCGGGATTTGATTTTATGGACTGGTTATGTGGCTTCCCATGCAACCGCAAACATTTGCGCATGCGCATGTTCTTGCCTTCGGCCCAGAAAACAGCCTACCCCATCGTTGAGATATTTTCATTTAATCCGACTTGGAACTTTCTTAAATCGGCACATACAAACGGTTAGAAGTTCGGAGGACATCATCGTACCGCTGGGGCAGCTTGTGAGAAGATCAGCAGTTATTAGTAAAACGATCAACCTTGCGTGAATAGCTCACCTGCAATGGGAGACAGCTGGCCACCAATAATTGCGTCCGCTCTGATACTTAAATACAGTCGGCTTCATACCAAACCTAAAGCGCCAGCTGGTCACGCTTGACGCGCTACGCCTGCCACTCTCCAGAGCAAATAGTAAGTATGGGCAGTAAGAAAATCATGCCCGATTACAAATTTCCGTCTAACATTGATACCTACTGATCATGGGTTTTCAATTCTTTCCGATCCTAAGGGACCGGAGCTGATCATCGCTGCAGTAATCCGTCAGCCTCCCCTGGAGCAGGAGGCATAGGCGCTTCGCTATTTCCTCGCGATTGCAGAGGAACGACAGGCGAATGAAATCCGTCGCAGCCATGCCGTAGAATTTCTGCTTGGTTTGCCCGTCGATGCTGGTGTGGCTTGGCGAGCTGCGAGGCGCGCCCGCTAGTATCCTACTTATTTCTCTGGTACGGAGCGTTACTCCCAACAGGAGAGCTTTGTCGCGGACATCAAAGTCGGTGACCAGATAGGATGATCCCACTTTTTTGTCCCAATATGGCTTTACGATTATAGCGTGCAAGGCATTGATGCCGATTTTCACAAGATCCTTCAGAAGATACGCTTCGCCAGTATTGAGTCCGAACTCTAGAGGCCCAGGATCTCCGTATGGAAACTTGTGCTTCACTTCTAAGGCCCAAATGCTATCGCCCATAATGACAATTCGGTCGATGTTCCAGACGCTTGTGAACCATGGCTGTATCCCCCAGTTCACTAGCAACCTTGGCAAGGCGACATTGTATTTGAGATAGCCTCGAGGGCGTTGCTTCAGGTATCCCCAGAAAGCTCCGAGATGACGTTCAGCGTCCTTCACAGCCGCGGCCACCTCATGCTTCTTGCCATGGCGGCGGCCCAGTTCCTCGACCAGCTCTGCAAGAGGCATCTGCTTTACCGTACGCCCGCGTCTGATGACCCTCGCCATGAAATAGGCTGAGTCCTCTACCCACTCCAAGAGATAGACCCTGAATCCTTTCTCAAGCGCGTTCAGGTACCTTCCCAAGCCCTCTCCCTTCGTACGTGCCCAAACAAAGGCATGTCGTAGATTAAAGTCTTCACGGTCCCGAGTGATAAAAGTCTCGACATCAAGCAATATTGCCGTACTGCCTTCAACCACATTCGGAATATGCTCGATGATCTGGTCAAAAAGGCTTTCGACCACCATGCCTTCGGCAACGCTATGCTTGTCATGGGCAAGGATGCCGTAGATGGTCTGGGCGTCATCGAGATTGATATCCCTGAGAGAACCAAATGGTGTTTCCATGGTTATGCCCCAATTATATGCCGAACCTGCTCGATGTATTGGTCTAGGCTTTGCAGCCATTGCCGCTGAGCCGGTGAGTAGCTATCGAGGAGGCTGACCGGAACAACCAGCTGAAGATTGTGTGCTTGCATTTCACTGGTCTGGTGGATGCTGATGCCGGGCTCCAAGGTCAGCAAATGCTTGACCCGGATGCGGCTTGCCTCTGTCAGTACCTGACGCCAGCGATCCTTGCAGGTCGATTTTGAAGCCAGCATTAGCAGTCTGTCATCCGGGTATGCCGGATCGAGGTAAGCCTGTTGTCCGGGGAACAGGAAGTCGGCTGTAGCACGATTTTCTGTCTGGACCTGCCTTCCGAAAGGGATCTGATGCGCATCGAATACCGCAGCCAAGTGGTGTTCGAGAGCATAGCCCACGCGTGATTTTCTTCTGTTCTGTATGCTCAGTGAGACCTTGATGAAATGCTCCACACTGTCGAAGCCGTTATCAAGCTGGATTTGGACCAGATAGCGTTCAAGGGTCCGGAACAGCATTTCCTCGTGGTTCATCCATTTCATCAGCATGGTGTCGGCCGAACCATACGCACAAACGTTACCCGGGCAGGTTTCCCTGGCAAACCTGCTGAAAGCGGCAGTGGAAGGAAAGCTTCCGCCGAATTGCTGGGTCAACCTATCGAGCCAATCATCATTTCCTCCTACCGGCTCAAGGCCTAGCTCCTCCAAAATCATCGTCTCGATGATGTTAACGTGGCGCGCACCCTCCACTTCCTTTGTCTGGAAACAATCACTGGATACGTGATCGATCCCGAACAGCCAGCGAAGCTGACTTTCACTGGATGATCCGCTCGGCGTAATGATTATCATCAAAGTTTTGTCGGGTTTGACCGTTACGAGACAGAAGTCCGTTTCGGTCATCCTCAGAGTCACGGAATTGTCCGGATAGTAGAGGCGATACTCTGGACTACGGTTCGGGTTGTTGCGACGGGCATCGTACCAAGTCAACTCACCAGAGGCGCGAACCGTTTCATCCTTGTCGTCGCTGAAATAGAAAAAGACGCCACGCAGGGATACCCGCACTTGGCCAGGCTTACCTAGGATGTTAGCGAAGGCGTTCGAACCTATTTCGTGCTGGTTCGAATTTCGCGTCGCATCCACACGGGACAGGTATTTGGCAGCAACGCCGGTAAAATGCTGACGAAGTGATTCCAC